TTGAATTGCCATGTTAGCAATATACGGAAGCTCATACTTGATTTGGGTCATGAGTTGATTATATTTTGTATGACTTACTTTCTGTCCACTTGGGTTTACCACGATAGCCCGTCGAGTAATACCAGAGTCTACATTTCGAACTTTATAACGTTGGTTCGAGGCTGTGATTAGCAATCCAATAAATCGAACGTCATAAGGTTCTTTAAATTTCTTGTTGACAGATATGGTTTCATGACTCGTAAGTTTCAATAACGGAGTGTCGTTATAAATATGACTGATGTCAGTATCCTCGTCAATCAACAATGGAACTTCTTGAATTTGTCCTGTTGCAAATTGGTCAGCACTTGTGAGCAATTTCAAATCAATAGTTCCACAATATTCCTGAAACAGCATTCGGAATATTTTTAAGACAGTACCTTTACCGCTACCTTTCGAACCATATAAATACATGAACTTTTCAATCTTGTACATATTGTTCGTAAATAACGCACCCATAAACCACAATATCTTATCGAGTTCTTTTGGAAGATATAAGGTACCAATCAATTCTTTAAATGCAACTGCGTCGCCTTCTTGAGGCGAGTAAGTCAATTGCGTTGTGGCGTAATCTCGTCTCTGCATCTTATGGTCTGCGAACAAAACTTTCTGGTTGAAAGAAATGTCGCTTGTCTCACAAGCTTTACAGAAATCCGCAAATAAACGAAACTTCCCGGCAGATGCTTTTCGAATTTCTTTAACATCAATTCTCAATCCAGGTCGTCCATCTTCTAACTCTCTAGCCTTACGCCAAAGTAAAGAGTCAATATCATAAAATAGGTTTTTCTGTTTAGTGTCCCAGAAACTTCCATTCCAATATGCGTAAAACTTGGAACCTTTAACAACCAAGTCTTTAGCATCGCCAAATATAAAGTCAGGAGAAACCTCATAATCAACGGTACGATTGTTGGAAGTGAACTTTTTCACAGACACATCTAAAAAATCCACTAATTTTTACCTCCTCGTGCCTCACACATGTTTTTGCCCGCATTTCCCTATTGTTATTATATACAGTACACTTTTTAACTCATTCCTATATACAATAGAAAATGTGAGATTTTCCTGTGTATTTTCGGTTTTTTTATGTTTTCCCCATGTTTTTTCGTGCAGTTACCTCAAATATTTTAGTAAAAAATCGTGCTGCCCGTAAAATTTTCATGTGCTGCACAAAAAAAAACGTGCAGCTAAACACCCAAATTTGACCAATTTTAGGCCAAAATCCATCAGTTTTCCTCAAATATTTAGGTAATATTACCGCATTTTCATACCAATATTCACCCAAAAACTATAGAAAATACCACTATTTAGACCTCTTAATCCACGAAATTTCGACCCGATTTACCAGTTTATTGTCCGTTTGATACCTGTCAGCAACCCTAACAAGGTACTCAAAACCGCTAATTTTAGCTCGAATAACCTCACCATAAAGCGTGGTAAGGACCGGATTTCGGCTCAACATAAGCTTCCATCCAGTCACTAAACCTTGCTTATCATGGATATAAACCGCGTCAAATGCGTCGAGGACTATAGGATTTGTGTTCTTTTTACCCATAGTCCCACCAGCTTATTTCCGTGTATTTTCAGTGTCAGTAGTGATCTTACCATCAGGCTCAACCTTAAATGATGGCTGTGTATCGAGGCGTCCATCAGGAAGTAGTTTGTACCAACCATCGTTGTAGCGGATAAATTGATCAGACTCCATATCACCATTCTTTTCATTGAGGTAATACCAGTCGTCATAGTATTTGACCCAACCGGTTTGCATAGCTCCATCACGGTTGAAGTAATACCATTTATCACCAATTTTCTTCCAAGAAGTGGCCATATAGCCATCCTTGTCGAACCAATACCAATACCCATCAGTGTGTTTCAACCAGCGTTCAGAATACATATACCCATCTTCATCGAAGTAGAACCATGAGCGATTATCTTCGATATACTCAAATCGAGCAGCCGGGTAAGTTCCATTACCACGCGCCCACCAGAATCCTTTAGAGTCTTTTTGCCAGCCTTTCTTAACAGGTTCAGGATTAGCGTCTGGATTTGTCAAACGATAGACGTAGTAATACGGCTTACCGGCATAAGCCCACCTTTCATCGTGGTCATTAACTGAGATACCGTCGTATGGCCAGTTACAGTGGATGATGTTGTCACCATCGATGAAGATACCTGTGTGTCCGCCAGCACCTGAGGAATATCCTTTTCGTCCCCAGATAAATACGTCACCGCGCTGAGCAGTAAATGGTGTGTTTTCAGAAATAAGTGTGAATCCATTTGCGATCAACCAAGCATGTTCATACTCGGTATTTACAGCCCAACCAGCAGAGGCTGCACCTGCGCTGCGTAATGCGTAGTAAATAGATGATGAGCAGTCGTAAGAGTCATCGCCATCACGTTCGGTCATGCTATAGGACACTTTTCCTTTTCGAGCATACATCCAATCGATTGCTGTGTCAATGTTAATTGTCATTTTGTTTCTCCTTTTAGTTTTTTATAATATCTCCTGAATGTTTGTAATCAGGAATATAGTGAGGTGGAATTTTCTCAAAGCGTTCAATAACCTCATACATTGAGTTACTTTCAATCCTTTCTTCCACCAGACCCATTTGTTCTCGGATATTTTTCCAAGTGTCTGAGTCCACCACATGAATATGTTTAGTAAAACCATTTCTAGTAACCTTTGTATAACTAGGTTCTCCTACCCTTATTTCTCCGCGATATCCGTAGTCAAGTTTAAGAGCTTTTGCCATTTCTTAAGATGTTCCTTTTCCTTTTTAAATTGAGCATAAGCCATACCTTTAACCATAAATTGAATATTTAATTCAACTGTATGGATTATAGATGCGCACATGTTGTTATCAATTCCGGTATGGTCTACACAATGCTTGAATTCTTCTAATTTATCCGTTTCATAGATATATTGAGAAAGAAATTCAATTTGATTCTTAACCAAGGTCAGATAATGAGCATAATGATCAAAATCTTTAGATTTCTTCATAAGTTCGTAGTACTTCTCAATTTCATTGAGATATCCTCGTATAGACCTCTCACCGCTATAAAATTTACCCATGATCAAAATCCTTCATTTTCAATACATTATTTGCAACATCAATAAAATGTTCCAATCCTTCCTTACTCAAATTAGGAATGAGACAGTCCAAAGCTACCATGAGATCATACCCATTTACTGCTTCGGATGTTTTGGATTTGTAATCCAATATAGCCAGAGGCTTAATATCGTCTTTAGCAACACCACTAGTTAGAAGAACCTTAATATGCTCGTTTTGTTTAACGAATAACTCCTCCAGTTCCTCATAGATGCTTTTAGGCTCTTCATTTGTAGGTATGGATACCTCAGGAATATGACCCGGTTCCAAATCAAAGCAGTCCATCCCAGTCATTCTAGATAATACAGCTCTGGATTTACCAGAACCTCTTGGGAGCTTAAATCCTTGAACCACTGTTGGTGGATTCAGAAGTTTAGCAAATGCAAGTTTAAGTCCGGGATCGTTACGAATTTCATCAATTTCTTTTTCCTTAAGACGATTATCACAAATTACCTTATACGGTAATAATGGTTTCAACATAGATGGAGGATATAATTCATTAATATGTACCATATCAATACTCCTTGTTCAATGGAAGCAGCCAAATAATAGCCTTTAGAATCTTATCTCCAACGCCTTCTTTTTCTTCTACAGGATCTTTTAGATCTTCCATAACGTCATCTGGAATAGAGACCTTATTCGCAAGTAGAAAATCCACCAGCCTCTTTTGTTCTTACCAATATTTTTCGATAGCTTCTGGAACTTCGGTAGGAGTCGCTGGGGTATCGTCTTTACGATTAAATAGTTGGAATAGTAGCACATCAGGATTCAATTTTACATGAATATCAATCAGCTTACGCATTAGCTCTTCAGAAATAGTTCCATTATTAACCATAGAACGTAGACGGTTTTCAATATGATCCAATTCTGCACGATCTTCGTTGTCTTCTTTGAACTCTTCCATTTTACAGTATATTTTAAAGACACCATTCAACATAGTAATAACGTCTTTTACTGCATCTTCGTTGTCTTTTTTTAACTCTTCGATCTGATTAAACAATCTGTTAATAGTTGATTCTGGGTTGAATTTTATATGAGTGTTAATCAAATCCAACATTAACTCTTCAGAAATAGATCCTTCAGTTACCATAGTACCTAGACGATGCATGATTTCCTTAAGTTCGACACACTCATCTTCAGTCATTCTATTCCATTCAATTTTATAATTGAATTCCAAGACCTTCTCTAGCATTGCTACAATTTCATGCTCTCGATGAAGGAACTTAAATTGACTCATAGGAAGCTTCTCGCTGAAAGTCACAACTGGTTTATTATCGGCATAAATGGTATTTTCACCATCTTCTTCGCGAACTCCCTTTAACCAGCACGCAGTCATAGCAGCATAGTTAGATAGGTCCTCAAGGGTGTCTAGGAGGCTCTCAGAGCCCACCTGCTGCGTTTTAGACTCATCTGTTAGGGACACTAAACGATTCATCTTATCGCTCATACGGACGATGCCAGCGACGATTCCGAATTGGTCCAAAGACTCCTCAAATGAGTTACCATAGTCGTGATTTTTACGACAGAACGTGTCATATTGACCGTCGTATTGAGTTTTCATTGTTTGTTGGTTTACTTCAGCCATTTTTATACCTTCTTTTCTCTTTAAAATCTGTATCATCGAGATAAACATATACAAATTCAATGTTTATCGTTGGGATATAGGTCATAACCTCTCGAGTGCTTCCATCTTCGTAATTCTTATACCATTTAATAACCAGAAATTGGTCTTCGAAATAATGTTCGATTACGTCAAAGAATAGACCTGGAGTGTATAGAATGTCATCATGATAATCAATATCGATAACTTTTAGTTTCTGTTCTATAAGTTTCATTGATTGTCCTCGTTTACATCATATAATTGTTCTTTCATTTCACTTCTCCTCAATATTAATAATATCATCTTTATGAATTCTATATATGATAGACTCATATCCAAATTTAGATGTTATCTCCAACATCTGACTCACGTCCCAAAATCCCACAGTTTTGACATTGTGGAATTCTGTAGTCTTCTCTTCGTCGGTATCATCAAGATAGGTGACTGAGATTTTTGTCGGTTCGCCAAATCTAACAAAACGTTGGCTTATGAGGCGCTTCAATAACGCCCCATGGCCTTGTTTGAATGGAACCGCAAATCCTCTTGTAGGTCCAACAGAATGACTTTTTATATTGTACGATTCCATGATTTACTACCTCATTTTCTTGTAGTCAATCACGCGCCAACGCTTAGCTTCAGATTTAGGATAGTTAATTTTCGTACCACTAGTGTATGTTACAATCAACTCACCTTCACCTTCTACAACATCAACGACTTCGTTGTCTATATGGAACCTGTATGGACCGTCTTGAAATTCACGTTCAATAACGTAGGAAATATTTGGATTACCCCAGTACGGTTGGTAAACATGATCATAACGTCCTAGGTAATTGTTTAGATCTCTAGCATTGACAAATGCCCGAATATCAACAATATAGCGACGAGCTATTGTCGTAGTCATTTCGACGACCATACAATCCTTAGTCAAAACGCGGTGCTCGATATGAAGAAAATCATCTGTTAAATGATAGTCTTTGACATCTAGAAAGATTTCGCCACCCCTAGGATTTTCGGCCTTATACGATTTCGTGAGTGTTAAATATAGTGCTCCCATAATTAATCCTACCAATATCGTTCACCAGCTATCATCTTCTTAATTTGCTCATCGGTGAATTGGTAGTAAGATTTCAGGTCTTCAATATATTGAGTGAAATACCCCATATTTTCCAATTCTATGCCTTCGTGTTTAACTTTGTCAAGAACAGACCAATCAAATAAGGCTGGTACGGTAGGACCTTTTAGGGTCTTAATTAGGATAAGAGGAAACTCAACACGGTCTTCCTTAATTTCAATAGATGTGGTTGCGAAGATATCCCAACCAGTGAAATGATCAGCAGGAATTACATCAAGACCAGCAGCTTTACGTAGATCAGCAACAGAAACATATCCACCATTAGCCAATAGTCTAACAATACCATCTACCCAAGTGTTCATTTGACCTTCTGCCGTAGCCCCATACCCATCAACACCAATAGCAGCCATCATTTTTGCTTGATCCTCGAAATGCTTCAATTTCAAAACAGGAATGCGTGTGATGTCAAATTTCAATTCTTTCATTTTACTTTTACCTCATTAATTCTATTTTTGTAATCCTCAATATATTTTGGGATATGTCGTTGCTCGTAATTCCAATAGTTTTCTTCTTTCATTCCGGATAGAGTGAAGTAGTCAACTAAAAATAACTCATCTGCAGTTGGTTTGTGTGCTGTAAATGGAATTTCCCCAAACATGCATCTAAGAAAATCGTTACCTTCGACATATATTGTTGTATGTAAATCCTCACATACAAAATGAGTATCGTCTAGTTTAAATCTAAAGACTTTGAATAGGCCTTTAGATATAGATTCCCCCATATATACGTCATAGCATAGATCTGGATCCATCATTGCATCACAGAATTTGTGTATTTCAATCGCGTCTGAGAATATAAGGACTCGTAAGTCATTAGGACGCTCGGATATGATTGCGAACGGATAGTATCCCCCATTCTTTAACGAATAACTCTTAAAGCAATTGTAATTGACTGATACAAAGATATTCAAATAAGGGTGAGGGACTTTCTGATTATGATTCAGCATCACCCCATTAAGAATATCCGCCCATCTAACTAACACGTTTGTAAACTGAGTCTCTTTTCTGAAATTCTCATGATGAATTCGAACTGCGGATTTTTTCAGACCTTGTTCATAGCGTAAGAAGAAGTTAAACAATTTTTTGATCATGCGGACAACACCAATCCTCTCCATACTTATAAATGTATAAGCCATCGTTGACAATTCCGTTGATGTAATTTTGACGTCCAAAGGTCCACATTTCGAACATTCTACTTTCTTTATCCATGGACAACATTTTGTATGTTTCGCAATTCATATTGATTAATTTAATCAAAGTATTGCGGTCACCATTAATCGCACATTTTTGAATTCGATTAACAAGGGCATTACGAAATACAGGATCTTTTGGTAAGACACAAATATATGGAATGGATTCCTTCGTCATACGAACAATGATAAACACTTGTCCAGCAGAGTCATCACCAACTTTACGGATTCTTGCCGTAGGATTTAAAAGGATATCAATTCGTGTACCTGAAACCTTGTAACAAGAATTTTTAAAACAATCGTATTGAATTACCTCCCATTGGTCGCTACTCAAATATGATTCTTCATAATAGATTGACTTATCGAAATAAGTAGCTTCTTTATACCATGGTCCATCTATTTCTTCTTTCCAATCGGTCAGTAAAATACGATGAGACTCCAAATACTCCTCTGCCTCATTACGAATAACTGGGTGTAGTATCATGTTTCGTAATAGAAATAACAATACTACACACTTAATCGTAATATCCCACTCTTTAATTCTCTCAATCATTAAATTACTCCTCTGTTAACTCATCTGAAATTCTAAATACAGGCTGCAAACGATCATCTAGAATAAGCGAAATAGCATGGTTGTGCTCGTGCCACAATGTGTCAGCATCGACATATTCGTCTTTAGGCAAATGGAATAAACCATAAGTATTATCCACATTTTCTTTACCAAGTCGGTGGCCTTCAACGAATGATACAATGGTGTCATGGATAATAGCATCATGATCGGATTCTAAATCGAGTCCGAAAGTATCAACAATCCAATCTGCGAATTGTTCTGTAGTGCCATACCCAGTAGAACTTGACAAGCGGCTAGAGAAGTAAATAACCATTTCCCCAATAGATGCCCAGTCAGAATATATTGTTCCGAAATCAAAGTGTTCGGTGCGGTCACGTACAATATCTTCACGAATATTCCAGTCACCAATGTTTTCACGAGTAGGAATATATTCCCATGAGAATAAGATAGCAAGTTTGTCACGAGCTTCTGGATCCATGATACTGAATCGTTCCATGACAAGTGCACGGTAGTAGTCATATCCTTCTTGTGTGTTAGGGTCATAAATTTGACGGTCGTGTTCCATTTCTTGTCGTTTCAATGCTCTGATTTGAGCTGTCATTTCACGAGTGACGTTTACAATATCGCTTGCAGTGTATGTATCATCACGGTGATTTAATAGCTTACTTCCTTCCTGATATTTTTGAATATATTCACGAACATTTCCATGAATATCGCTTACACTAACAAATTCCTCTTCGAGAGGATTATAGTCCGCGCCATTTTTACGCTCGAATGGTGTGAGTTCACGACGAATATATTTGCCATCTTCGGTTTTATACCAGTCATGGCCGTCGTTTGGTAGGCCGTCCAATTCGCGTAGGTGTTCGGCGAATTCTTCTTGGCGTGCTGCATCTTCATCAAGTTTCTTTTGTGTGTCAGCAGCTTCCTTAGCAGCAACTAGTTCTTCATAAGATAACCCTTCTTCTTCGAGTTTGTCTTCTTCTTTCCACCATTTATAGAGACGGTAGGCGCCGTATCCAGCGCCCGCAGTCCCTACCAATGCTAAAATAACTTTGATAGGTGTGTTCATGTTAGTTCAATTCCTTTCTAGTTTTCTTAGGTACGAAATCTTTGATGCTAGTTGTAGCATATAGGTTGCGAGGTGTCTTCCAGCGTACATAGTATTGCAAGTCGTATTCTTGTTTTTCTTCATCGAATACTTCATGCGCGTCCCATTCAATATAGAATGAGTCTGTATCGGTCCATCCGAATGGAAGAGCTGCACGAGGAACGTCAAATCCAAGTTCTTCTAGGACCTCACCAAATGTCAACACACCTTTCTTCATCATTCGATCCGTCAGATATTTGTCTGCTTCCTTAATATAACTTTCGTTATAATCTGGATTGTCTGAAGCATAGTTTGATGAATATTTGAACCATTGTCCATAGAAATCACCTTCGTTAGGCACGATTGACTCAACTTCAACTTCTTTACCATCTAGTTCGACAGTGTTGGTTTCCATAGGGGCATCAATTTTCTTGAATGTAGCTTCGTCAAGAACTTCTTTAGCACGGAGACGGTAACGAGCATGTTCTTCGGTAACCATAGCAAGAGCAGCAGATACGGCTTTAAGACGGTTTGTCTGGATTGCAAAACCTAATACGATAGCGGCAGTAGATGCGGTAGCAACAGAGACTGGTACAGCAACGTCTTTAGCAACGTCTTTAGCAACATCGAAACGTGTATATTCTTCACCAGCAGCATCTTTTGCTTCATATTTAGCTTTTGTAGCTTCAAGCTTCTTACCAGATTTGATTCCGGCATACACAGAATAACCATAACCAACAAGACCCACGCCAAGCAATACGACTGGTACATATTTCTTACCGAGGATTTTTGTGGTAACCATAGCGGATTTAGCTGTAGATTTGATAGTTTGAATGTTTGGTAACTTAGGTAGTTTCATTATTTTTCTCCTTTTGTTTTGATTTGATATTTAGATTGACGTTTGTCAACTGGGTCATACAAAAATGTATACGCCATAGCGCTATCACTTGTGAATACCGAATGGGCATCCACTTCAACGTCCTTACGAACATAATCAATATGATCAAATTCTAGAACCCAGTTTCGATCATCACGCTCGAGTTTAACGTTTTCGACGTCATGGAAAATCATAGGTTTTGCGCCTGGAACCTTAGGATAAATACGAACTTTTAGCATAAATTCCTCCTATTTCTTATTAGTAAGCCAGATAATAGCAAGGATAATCCATCCAACAGGTGGTGTGCAAAGCAATACAAGAGTTCCGAGTGATTTTTTCATTTTAGTTTCCTCCAAATATTAAAACTTATGTTGAATTAAAGGCTCAACAATACCTTTGATAACATTAATATAGTATAGTTTGTCGTTAAAAAAATAGCAAAAGCGCCATATTTAAACCTCAAGTTGTTTAAGTCTATCGTTAAACCATTCTGGACATTTGTCATTCCTAAATAAATTATCTTTAGATTTCAATAATTTACGAACATCATCCACTTTTAGGTCTTTTAGATTAATATACTGTGTAAATGTGTTTAACACATTGTTTAGATCTTCTGGATGAACTCGTCCCGCATCCATTAATGTATTAAAATAAATTTCATTAGATATTAATACCAAATTTTCAATATGAATTCGATCAAAATTGTTTAACATTTTACACCTCTACAGCCGTACCGTCTTTTATATTTACCCAGAATTTTTTACCTGATTTAGAATCGTGATACATATCTCCATCCCAATCCCAACCGCCACGAAAGAAAATTTCTTTCATTTTATCAAATGGCGGTAGTTCTTTTGGCCATTCTTTTTCCATTTTTACACCTCCACAGGTTGTGGGAAGTTGATTTTAAATCCTCCCCCACGAGCAGCCACAATACGTGCACCGGCAAGTCCTTGACCTCCCGCGTTAATTGTCCAACCAAATGATTGGTCAGTAAATTTAGCAGGTTGGTCTGACAGTTCATAGAAATCCCCAACAGTCACAATACCGTATGTGTCTAAATTAGCCAACATAATGTTGAATACTTCTTGAGCATCCTGACGCGTCTCGAAAATGATTTCTTCTACGTAGTTAGACGTATGTCTGTTGCGTTTTGCATATGACTGAGTGTAGTCATTTCGATGAGCATCCATTCGTGTGACATTCGTTACACCACGCCCCCAGTACCCAGAAGAATTCCTACGAGCATGAATATAATCCTGTCCAAAAATAGCGCGCTGCACCGCTGTAGTTGCCATATCCGCAAGTCCATTTTGCAGACTCGGCACAACCACTTCATAGAACATATGCGATGACCAGCCACGGAATCCTTCTTCACCGAAGAACACATTTCCGAGCCATTTTCCAACCCCGGGCTTTTTCACACGACCTTTAGCGACTGGCTGGACATGTTTGTCAAGGATTTCATTTGCTTCATCCAAGGGATTAATTTTTCTAGGTACCTTGTTGTAGTCTGTTTTTTGTTTTGTCATAGTTTCCTTCCTTCTATCTCTGCCATCCAACTAGCATTAGATGGATTCATACGTTTTGTTACACCATCGATGTAATATTGCTCACCTTTATATGACGCAACGTCTCTATAGACGTTAATCTCAGTGGCTAAGTCAGCCAATAATACATCTCGTGGTCCATCTAATGGAATATAGAACATACATTCTCCACGATTAATACTATCGACCTTCACAGCCCCATAGTCTTCTAAACATAATGCCATAATTTATTTATTCCCGTTTGTCATTGCTTGTATACCCCCATGAATATGTTAGAACACCTGTCAAACAAGTAGGAATCATTGTTGACAGCAGTAAGTCCAAATGAAAAATGTAATACAATACTGCGTAAAGCATTGTGTATATCACTAACGATATACCAGAAATGACCAATAGCCCAATAAAAGCTTTCACCGGGTTCCTCCTTTATTTTTTTTGATAAAAAAGAATACCGAGAGTAATTCTCAGTATTCTATTGAAACTTAGTCTTCAGGGATTGTAAAATCACCTTCCAACACTTCTCCATCTCCCGATGTCTCAGAAGATTTCTTAACATGGTCACTAATAACCTTCGCGGCAAGTCCGCCAGCGGCTACAACACCAGTGATGATCAAGAGACGCTTAACAACTGGTCTAACGGCAACGATTGTTTGTACAATCTTTTCCTTAGTACTCAGTTCATTAGCAACTTGAGTTTGTGGTGTGACCTCAGCTTGTGTCGCCAAGTCTTCAGCTACCTCATTAAGTTCTTCCTTAACTTCTTCGATTTTTGAAACGTTTTCTGACATGATAATGTCCTCCTTTAGTTTTATTTTTGTTTCATTATAGGATATGTATTTTCTGCGAACTATCGTCCATAATGAAGATCGCCATTACTATCTTCATATTCGTACCAGTGATCACTGATATCTGGACTATTTTGTAACTCACGACCTGTAGCATTACACAACTCTTCATTTCCGTTAGCTGTTATAAATGCCTTTGCGAAAATACTATCCTTTACAGCGTCCACAATACGTGGATATGTTGTTTTACTCATTTTTATACCTCACAATCCTTCAATACATTCTGTTAAAGTAGCATTTTCTTTAACCGGATTTAGACCTTTAGACTCCCGAATAAGGTTAATTTGTCTAATACACTCATTAAATCGCACTCTACGCCACTTACGAATATCGAAATCCGCCATATTAGCAGCTGGTCGATAATGTTCGAACATAGATTCAAAATCATAATATACCAAAGAAATACTTCTGTACAATGCTTGTATATGGAGCTTAGGAGAATATTCTAACTCAATCATCAGCGTCCTCCCGATGTAAATGAATTAGATAATGCGTATTTGGAATTTCGATTTCCAATTCTTTTTCGCAATATTTGAATTGCTCTGCTAAATGATGCATGTCATCTTCTGACATTGTGATATGAATGTGGTGTTTCATTATTTTAGGTAATCCTTTCCCATTATGTGTCTAAGTTGGTCTAGTGTTGATTCTGTATTGACATAGTATCTTTCATAAATAGTATCCACTATATCAAAAAAATACATTAGTTTATCTCTATCTATATCTTTTCGTCCAGTATATGGATCAAATGGTATAGTTTCTCCTATTATAGAGATTTTATCATCGTAGTAAAATCCCTCGGCTAAACTAACAACGAGTTCATCAACCAACTCGCGTGTTTTTTTCCATAAATATAACTCACTATCGAGCATAACAACTTTATCAGGTACCATTAGTAAACTGAATATATAGTTTTTATACTCGTCCTCAAATTTAACCCTTCGCCATCCTTCCATAAGACGCTCAATATACCATTCGTCTATACCGAATATATCTTGCAATGGAAGTTTACGTATATTATCTATGACAGCATCATAAAAATCGTCTTTAGACAATATGAGGGTATATTGCCTTCCATATGTCATCTGTTCAGCCCTCACTATTTGTGTTATCGTCTAACACCTCTTGGTAGTATTTATTAAACTCTTTTTTGAGTTCTTGTGCGCTCATATATGCCCTACGATTGTCTGGATTATCTTCGATTTTAGTCGCTGTATGTGTAATAAGTTCGTAGAGAAGTTTGTAGTTTTCATGATTAATGTCTTCGGAACCAAATACTGTATTATAATATTGGGTTTCCAGAAGTGCAATCATCATATTGCCAATGATCTTACGAGCAATTCTGAAGAAATACAAATCCATATCTAATACATGCATATCGTCTGGGATAGTCATAATGAATTGGAAATACTGTTTGTATTCCTCATTAGCTGGGACAACACCATTAGCATCTGGCTCAGTCCAAGCAGAAATGTATTTGTCAAGTTCCACTTGAGGAATAAGCAGAAAATCATCTAATGGCATTGCTCGTACCATATCAATGACCGTCTGTTTGAATTCAGCAGAAGTCTTAACAATTGGTCTGTTGTGCGTCATTGTTTACCTCCTTTATAAATTTTCATAAATACTTACCATAATAAATAAGTAAATAAATAGAACGAATAGCATTAAACATGCTGCCATTAAGCATCCTAGAAAGCCCATAGTAATTGTCAAATGAATAAGAAGTGCCAAGCAGGATAATTCGATAGCTATAAAAATAAATGTTAAGGCAATCATCAAAAGTAAATCTGACAAATTGTAATCAATTAATTCAACAAACTTCTCTTTCATCGTTTACCCCTTGTGTAAAAATTCTCAAAGAATCTTTTGAGAATATCCATCTTAGAATCCAACTCATCGTTACCATAACAATATAATGTGGTGAAATATAGATTCTTCTTGTCTTCAAATACAATTGGATCAATATCGATAATAAGGAAAGTATCCGGATACTCATCCACAGCTTCTAGAAAATATTTTGTTTCCAGAAGTTCCACATTATTCCTAATAGTTCGATATCTTTCAATTGAATCTTTGATGATATTAAGATTAGATGTCTCTATTCTTAAAATAAAAGCATTTTCGTCATTTGGACTTAGTTGTCCATTAACATTATAAATTGGTTCTCCCATTTTTTATGGTTCCTCCTTATCAAAATAGTACTTTCTAACTATTTCTTTTGTTGTCATCTTTTCATTGTAAACTCCATAACCAAATACTGTAAAAGTCCATCGGTCATCCTTAACATTATATGATAGAGGAGTAACTTCAGTGATTATGCCTGCTTTGAAAAAGTTTAATTCGTCACATAGCATCTCGGGTTCGATTTTATGAATAGCGTCAGACATGCCCGAATATCTTATGTAATCTGCCTTTGCTTGATCATCATGAGTATAACTAATAAATACTTGGAACTTATTGTTACCAGGATATTTAACATACTTTCTCACGATTCTTGATGTTTCACACATTTATACCTCCTCCAAGATGCTTTCAAGTTTATATTTCGCATATGATTCGACAAAATCTTTCCTCGTATGCAAATTTTCTTCTGTATATAGTTCTATGTTAAATATCCATGTATTGGATACCTCAACATAGGTTATTGGTGAAACATCAACGACAATATACTTTTCAGAGTCTAACTCATTACCTGAAAGTTTTAAAAAATCGCTTTGACCCAATATTCGAATATCGTTCATCATGTCTGTATAATATTCATGAAAATATTCCACAGCCGATTGATCTTGAGAACAATAGTTTAAAACTTTTTCTTTCTTATTTAACATCTTTCTACCTCACAAAAAAAGAAAGGGATAAGTTAATCCCTTTATTTGAAAAATTTATTTGAAATTACTGACCACATCTTAGATGAGATGATATTGAATTGTTCGAAATTCAACACAGCAGCCATTCCGAGAATGTTCACAAGCGCTTGAAATAATTGCTCAGGTTTGACTTTGTACTTTTGCTGTTCATTCTTAACAGCGATAAGTTTAGCCAACTTGAGATTTAAATCTTGAACCTCTGCGCTATTCTCAGATAGTGCCATCTGAATTTTGATTTCTTCAATTTGCATATCTAAGCCGTCATATAATATTGCCATCATAATTTTTCTCATATGATTTACCTTCCTTTCATTATAACCAAGGGAATTCCTGCGGCGATGTGATCCGCCTAGTAGGTTCAAATCTACACGGTGGTAGTTTGGGTGGTTCATTTAGAGGAATGAGTGTTACCATAAAATCAGAACTCCCTTTATCGATGGGCTCTTCTATACTAATAAATGTTAGAATATAAGGGTTACCCAAGAAGTCTACAATCCGAAGTTCCTTCTTAAGAAAATTCTTTGGTATCATATAGTTCCAATAAAATGAACGGATTATTGGATTATCCACAAAATATAACTTAACCTTGTCGGGTTCTCTTGATGAGAAATGTTCTGATACATATGAGTTAACAAGCGTAGAATATACTTTGTTATCGAATTTGATTATAAGTCTTCCAATCATATTAATCCCTCATAATAGCTGTGATGCCCATAGGATAAAAATTGTTTCGCATAAAATCAATAGAAGTAATAACAATTTCATAGTTTTTACCACTAAGGATATGACCACGAATCGAACGTCTACCCCTATTATGTTTTTTAATATCTTCCGAAATGGAACATGCGAATTCGAATGATATTACCGGATTGATTATGCATTGGTGAAACCCGCTCTCCACAAGATATAAAGGATTTTCCTTCATTGTTACCATGCTTGGATTTAGAAAAGAATAAACTTTGTCGTTTATGTTTAAAATAGCACGTTCAATCATGTATAACCTCACATTCGATTTGTATACTAAAATCACTAAATAGTTCAACAGTAATATCGGTTACCTTTACATTTAATTTAAAGTATATCCAGCACCCAAATAAATAACGCATTTACATGGGCTAAAATTACTATTAACAATATCGTTAAAGATCATAGATGCGATTTTATTAGATACACTAGGCATAATCAAAATATTCTTTACCGAATATACGGGGGAATTATTCGCATATGTTGTCATTGTATCATCTTTAATATAGGGATTTAGAAACGAGTATACCCTATTGTTCATATGTAGTATTACTCTATTAATCATCTCCCAGTTGCTCCCGAAGAACATCATTCTGTTCTTTCAAAAACATTGACTCGCCAAGTTTACCTTCTTCGTCAATCGCAGCGTTCAATTCACGGTTCATTTTAGTTTGTCTACGACCTATAAACAAATAGCATGCTGCTGAAAATAGTCCGGTAGCGATAATACCAATAGCGCCGTGGATTTGTTCCTGAGTACGTCCATCGACACGACCGCGGTAATATGCTTCCTGCATATCTTTGTCTGCGAATTCAACGGTCTCAACTTCAAATAATTTTTTAAACATTACAATACCTCACTAATTAATTCATCAATAACTTCAAGAGTTGTTTTTAGATCGACAATTTCCATAAATGTAAGTCGTCTAGTAGAATACCCATATTTCACAAGTTTTTTCCATAGATCTGTCATTCCATAGGCGACTTCAGCAACTTTTAATTCAGATTGCAAGTCACGAGCAGCGTGAGCTTTTTCTTCTAAATATACAAGTTTGTCAATGTCTTCTCGTAGGGTTTCAATACTACTCAAACATAGCTTACGTAATGACTTGTTGAAGAAAAGCCACGTGAAAATAGTTGGACGAGTTCTCACACGGTCATCATTAAGAATGTAATTCATTTCTGGCATCATCAATCTCCTTAAACATTCTTTGCAAATCTTCATCGTTATTCATTAGATTGAAAATTTCTTGAGTGTATTTTTTAGCAGCACGTTTAAAAAGAGCGCCCATAGCATATGTCCCAAGCAATGCAAGAATACCACTTAAAATTGCACCTTTCTTCAGATCATTTCCTACCATATCAAGATTACTACAGTTAAGTAAATCTTCCCCATAGTGTTCTTCGATGTATTTAGATACTTCCAATTCTTTTTCCATAAAATCAACTTTAACTTCCAACATATTATTTACCTTCTTTCTTATTCTTAATTGCTGCAACTAATGCTCCAAGGATGACTCCTGTAATAACGCCTTCTTTTAAACCAAATTTTAAAACTTGATTTTTAACCTGCTTAACAGGTGTTTTAGTGTAGAAAACTGCGATGTTTTTAATTGTGTATTTGTAGTCCATTTGACTAACCTCCTTTTTTAAAAAAGAAGAGGATAATTAAATCCTCTATCTGAATAGTTTTCCAACAAAGTTGAATAGCCCTGCGATTACGTTCACAAAGAGCATTCCAAACAATGCTTTTAAAATGTCCAAAATAGTTTTCATTTTTATCCTCCTTTTAGAAACCTTCATTACGAAGTTTAGTTAATACCTTTTGAACAGTAATTAGTCTTCGTTTATGGTATTCGCTATCTTCCGAAATATACCCCTGCTTTTCAAGCTTTTCTACGTAAGCTTCTTCAAGCACAGCGTATAACGCAAGTGTGCGAAATCCAATCTCTCTGATAATTCTTCTGAACATAAGTATGTCCTCCTATAATAAATATTCTTTCATTATAGGATGTGTAAAAGCTGCGTATTATGGCAGTTTATTGAATTTGTAAGTTAAATATCGATATTTAATGAACTTCAAAATTCGATGATGCAGTTTATACTTACCAAATAGTTTACCTAAAGTCATCATTTCACTTATTGTTTTTGCAAATTGATGGCGTGTATCGTAGTCTTCGATAATTCTGTAACCTTCGAATTTAAGATGGTCTAAGTTGTCCAATGATCTATTAAATGCATTAACCATGTATTTATCGCATCTAACGAAGAAATAATAACGCTGCCACTCTTCTCTTAATTGATCTTTAAGTTCTTTGTAGTCCATATCACTCAAACTCCTTAATTTCTTTCTCCAATTTCCACATATCCAATATTGTATATTTGTTATAGTCTGTAACAAAATCAACTAGGTCTTGTTTAGTATGAATATCTACCATAGTATAATCTAGGTGATATACGGCATGGTAATGCTCCGAAAAATTGGCAACGACAGCTTCAGAACGAGTATTGTCGTATACTGAAAATAGTATAAAATAACCATTGTCAAGTTCATACATCCATCGACGGACGACAGGATAGCAATCGATTACCAAAATGGGATTTTTACGATTAACTTGGGTTGGCTTTAAATGGAATTTAACTTTACCTTTATCCTTATTTCTGTTAAATTCATCCATAAATTTTCTACCGTATATAGCGTTGTGTTCTAATTTAGAAATTTTTACTAAACCATCTTTATTCATTGTCTTACCTCAATTATTCATATTTGCAATATTTTGTAATCGTGCGAATACTTCATCATTATGGCTCATTACATACATAATGTCATTTACCATTTCCAATGCAAATTTTGTTTTAAAATAGTCTCGAACATAATTAAGGTCTGCTCGAATATATTCGCATTCGAAAGTGAAAATATTATCGTATTGAGTGATCAATAACGTTGTTGCCGCTTTATCTACAGGATCTGTCAATCTAGGATAGTCCACAATAGAAGATTTAATAGCATAAGATATACCCATATCGCTCTTATATTTAGAAGCGATTGGGGGTACTGTAATGAAATTAATTGGTGTAGTCATTTATTTTCCTCCTTTTTATCACATAAAATAGACACCCACATCAACACACATGTATGCTGACACCAATAAAATAATAGCCATATTATATACCTCCTTTAATTTGGCTTAATCAAACCATCCATTGTTGACTGACAATAAATGAGGCTTCCTCCTTAAATAATTATTATGAATGGCTTGACTAAAACAAAAAAAGAAAGGATCCTAAGATCCCTCTTTATTTTTTACTAGTGAATAGTGCAACTGTTGTAACAATAGTACCTACTGCTAATAGTCCTTCGATTGCGCCTTGTCCTGCGCCTTTAAGTAGAGCCATTCCTAGGCCGTCCTTTTCAGCGTCATATTCCAACGGTGTTCCTTCAAAGTTAATCAGTCCCATAAATCCTTTATTCATGGTTGCTTCCTCCTTTAGTTTTCTTTCATTATACACCGTGTAATTTCTGCGAAATTTACAAATTTTGAAACAACCAATTAGTGTAAATCAATCTGAAATATCTTCTGATTCGGTAGATAACTGTGTCTTTATACATCGTACATAACAAGTATCGTAAAGATCTTAGAGCTCTAGTCATTTTATAATCTTGTTGATCAGATATCAAACTCTCATCGAGTTCGTCAACATACGATGTAATAAAATTCACACGTGCATGAACTTCACGAACCATATAATGATCCGAATACATAATTAGATCATATACGAGACTCCATCTTTGTTTAAGTTTATCTACAAATTTCTCGTAGTACTCACTGTTTGTCATAAAAACTCCTTTACTTAAGAACCCTATAGTCCTCTATAGATTTATCCGTAAAATACTTACCTCCATTATTGATATCCAACAACGGTATTTTCTCGCCTTCGTCCAAAAGATCCGCTACCGTATGCGAATATGCCTTGATTGTAGCAAAGAACATAGGAGCATCTTTCTTCGAGATATATACTGTTTGAGCAGTATGACCTTTCTTAGGTTTTGGATTATGCAATCGAATACCCTCGAAATAACTCTTATCCGGGTCAATAAATCCCGACATAATTACAGGTACATCGTTACATACCAAATTGACATACACGACATACTCGGATATACTTTCATCAAAATATGCATGTATGTATTTAAAAAGAAGAGACTGAACATTTGGTATTCTTTTAGTAACTCCAAATTTTCGTCCAGTCTTCTTTATAGTTTTCCTTTTCTTGCTAACAGGCATAGCAAACCTCCTTTAAATAATTTTCGAAAAAAAAAAAAAAATAGGCGTTTAGAGCATACACTCCGTGTTTAACCGTCTGGTATCGAACCTGATCTTATAGTGCCTACACAGTACCTATTACAAATAATTTTGTTTTCCTGAATACAGTGCGTGGATTTGAACCCGCGACCTTCCGTACGCATCTCGCTGTACGTTTGCTCTACCATGCTGAGCTAACCATATTCATTCTCATTATAGCGCATGTAATTTCTGCGAAAATAAAAAGAAGAAGGAAATGACTTCCTTCTATGAATTTATAATCTCCATTTGTCTAAGTCCGAGTTCCATCAACTCTTCTTTATTTTCATAGTCCATTGCAAATTCGATAGCTTTAGTTTTCATTTCCTCTTCTGATAATCCTAATAGATCGTTCATTTGTCTGAATATATCTTGCATATAGTTCCAATGTTTTACTCTAAAGTCTCGCTGATGTTCAATTTTATGAGCATACATATTTACCAATTCGTCTAACAAGTCATTAAATTTATTTAGTTTAGCTGGATCTTTAATTTGTTCCTTTGCTATATGTTCTAAATTCAATCTAGTAACGTCGTATTCGAATGATACTTCCATACACTTATATCCTCGAAATGCTTCTTTACAAGTAATTCGTTTTCCATAGTAATCTTTATACATATATTTTGACATAGTAATGTCCTCCTATAATTCTTATTTCATTATAGGGTATGTAAAAAGTGCGAAAAAAGAAGACAAAGTCTTCTTGATACAATCTATTTAATCATTAGTTATTTCCTTGTAGCTAAGCATAGCTCTGGCAATATCTTGATGTTTACAATAGAAATGTAACATAAAGTCTTTGTCGTAAATTATTTTATTAACTGATGTAGCCATGATACTATAATAATTACATGCTGATTCTAATTCTGTAACATTAACAGTAAACATTTGTTCTTCTTCGTTCCAGAATCTCGCAATGATATATTTGAATGTATCGAACGCTGTATCGAAAGCTTGTCTAGTAAGCGCATTTGCGGATGTATAATCCAACGCCTCTTTAAACATAACTTCCATATAGTTATTACGAACACCCCAAACATACCAGCGGTATCCTAGGTTATACAAATTTTTAATTTGTTCGTCATTAGTTTCGTGTAATTTAGTCATAATATTGACCCTCCTTTAGTTTTTGTTTCATTATGAGGTATGTAAATTATACGAAAAAAGAGGAGTATATGTAAATACTCCAAATATTATTTGTATCCCATAATTTCCCAATACACTTGTTTAGCAATCCAAACTCCTGCCCAGAATACCAAACCAGTTGTTAGAGAAATTGATGTAATAATAGTTGCTTTATTTATTTTATTTAACATAAGCACTTCCTCCTTTTCGTTATACGCCAGGGAAATAATGCGATTTTTAGATAAAAATCACTCCCGGGGAATTTTTGAAAAATCAAAAAAAGACGGAGCCATGTAGACTCCGCGTTTATTAATTCATATATTCTGAAGCTTTACGACGTATACGTTCTGCTCGACTATCTTTAGCATCAGCAACTAATCGTAAACGACCAGCTTTGGTATGATTAAAAGTCATAGCTCGACCTCTCGATTTAGAAGCCTGGTCATACATCTCGGATAATACTGCACGATCTTTAGTGGCGGACATATGTTTGCGCATGGCTTTAAATTGAAGTTTATAACCTTTGTTCTGCCTCTTTGTAACCATTCCAGCTTTCTTCATTTCTTTGACAAGCGCTTTCATATTCTTATATTGAGAAGCTTCACTTCTAACAACTGGACTACGACTCTTAATTCCCCAACGCATTCCCTTTATCCCATAGTGTTCTATAACATCATTAAGGGACTGAATAGAAATATAGTTCATATATTATTTCCTATCTAGAATTTTCCTCCGGAGTTAACAAACGCCTTAGCACGAGCAGCTTTAGCTTTGTTGATATCATTCTTATAACGAGTGTTTAAACCAACATATGCATTAGCCAGTTTCTTCTGAGCCTCACCTTTACGAACTCGGTAGTCTTGACGAGATTCTCCACCCTTCTTATCACGTTTAGAGAAGAATGCATCATGTCCGTATTTCTTAAAGATCTTGTCATCGCCATCAGAGTGACGACCTACGGCATCTTTACGATCTTTCTTATATTGTTTGTTAGCTTTCGCCATGTCATCAATAACTCTATTAGTATACTCCATATGTATAGAACCAGCGCTCAATGGACTTCCTGTCATTCCACGAGTCTTTCGACGTGCCACATCATACAACATAGGGTGACGTAATCTACGTTTAACCATTCCGCCATAAGCAGAACCCCAGCGTTTCATACGTTGACCCCACTTCATACCCTTAACTCCGTGGTGCTCGATAACATCCGAAAAGCTATCTGTGTGGATTAATTCATTTTCTGAAATAATAATCATTTTTATTCTCCTTTATAACATATTTCTTAATTATAAATCCTTATGATCAATAAGAACTTTATCCTCAATCCATTGATAAGATTGAGGGGAACCAATGCGAGAATATCCATTAACTTTTTCTTCGGCTCCAGAGAATGGGTGAGCTTCTACCCAATAGTCGCCAGAAACTGTCGCTTCGAAATACGGTTGTTGTGAGTTTTGCAATGAAACACCATTAGCAATTTCTCGTTCGAACTGGGTCGTAGCATTTTCGATTTGTTCAGCGTTTGGAACTGTTTCGGTATTGCCTTTATAACGGTAGCAGTAATAGTATGGACGACCTACACGCATCCAAAGGTCATCGTGTTCATCAATACCAATACCGTCATCAGGATAGTTACAGTGGATAATAGTCCCTTCCGTATCTAAGAAGATACCTGTATGCCCAAATTCGCCTGCGGAATATCCTTTTTGTCCCCAGATGAAAATATCACCGTATTGGCAATCGAACTCTTCGTTCTCAGCAATACATTCCCATCCATTAGCTTCAAGCCAAGCATGTTCGGTCTCTGTAGAACAAGCCCAATCGAGCTCGCTCATTCCACCGGATACACCAGCGTAATAAATAGCTGATGAACAGTCATAACTATCCGGACCATCACGGTGGTCCATACTATAGGATACGTTACCTTTACGGGCTTGCATCCATGCGATCATTTCAGTAGTACTTACTGTCATATATTACCCTCCTGGATAGTTAATATGTTTATTGAGTTCGCTTAATACTTTCAAAGTGTTATAATACTCTACCCTCAAAGACGATAACTCTTTTAAAATAATAAGCATAACAATAAGTAAAACAAGGTTCACGACAATAATCGCAAACCCTGTCAAATATATAAATAGATCCCTACGCTTCAAGAGACGCTTCCTCGAACTTAATTCGAGCAATATCTTTTACTGAGGGATTTGGTAAAGAAACTTCGCCAGAATATCGATATACGATAATATGGTCAGTTTCATGGAAAACATCTGATTCAAAGTGACTTACAATTTGAGTACCGTTTGAGAAGAAAATCTCACCATCAGTATTCCCAACAATCCCGATAAACATACCCTCTTCGACGATTAAGATATCCCCAAATTTTGGAGCATCATCCATATGGAGAAATCCATTGTCCTCCAACCAGTCCGTAACATCTTCAGCGATGCTAAAGTCCGATTTAGGTTCGGTTAGTTCACCGTATTTTGCAGCCATTTTGAATGCTTGTTCGTTAGTGAGATTTAGAGTCTCACCTTTACGTACATCATACCATGCGATGATCTTCGATACATCTACTGTCATAATAGTCCTTTCTAGCGTTCCATTCCCGAAGATAGTGGGTAAGCAGCACCTACACCATTCATTTCCAGACGTCCTCGAGTAACAAAGTCGGATACAGGTTCACCGTTGTATGTGAATTCTTTATTGAATTGCACGAATACAAGTTTACCTTCACCTTGAGTTTCGACATGTGTAGGATCTTCAATAACAACAATTTCATTTGCTTGATATGTTTTTCCTACTTCTGCTTTTGGTAGAAGACCCGCAAGCTTCTTATATACAACGCCGTACACAATATTTCCAGACATAACTGTTTGCATAATGATTGCTTCAATCAATTCGTCACGACGTTTGCCTTCAACTTTTTCGTGTTCAAATGCCGTGTTAAGGACTTCTACCTTCTTAGTAGTGTCTTTGAATTCGATTTCGGCGAAGTATTCCTTATGGAATTGCTTCATACATTCGTCAATGTATTTTTTTTCAGAATTAGCATCTACGACATGGCGTCCAGGAAGTTTAACTTGAATTAAGTTACTTGGAGTTTCTGTGAATAGTTCGAACAAAGTGCTTTCAACTTCGCCTTGTTCGTTGTAAATTGGGTAGTGGGTGCGTAGTTTAAATTGTGACATAATTATTCTCCTTTATTGTCATTAGGGGTTAATTCGTTAATTTTAATTTGCTCGGCTGCTTTGTAAATGTCTAGTTCAGTTTGCAATTGAGAAACTTTTTCTTCGAGAGTTTCTTTTTCCACAAGCAACTCAGTATTTTCAAGATTTTTAGATGCTATCTCTAAAGATAACTTCAAAATAATCTTATTCAGTTTTTCATTTTCTTCCATATAAAACCTTTCTATCTAAAACCATTATTCCAGTCTGTTTGCGTTCCGGCTTTGACTAATGGGGCGTAGTATATTGCGTTTGTATTTGATCCATCATTCACATACAACCAAGCAGAATCGCCATATTGGTTTGTTTGATTACTAAAAGTCATTAAAAATAGACCACGAACGCCGTATATACCAACGTCAGATCGTAAAGGACTAAGTGGGGAGTTCATATAAGTATTGGTCATTACCGGAACATATGTAGTATCCGAAGTAGTTTTACCCCAAAATCGTGTTGGTCCTGCATATCGTCCATTTGATTGAATTGTGATATTATCTGTTTGTCCACCAAGATGGTTTATAGATAATCTATCATTATTCAAAGAAAACCTCACACGATTAGCAATTGTCAATCCATTAGTAAACACAGATTCAAACACACCAGTTCGGGCGACTAGGTTTCTAAATTCGGCCTCAAGACCAGTTATTTTTCTTACATCCACACTAACAATTTTAGCAGAAGCAATTGTTGCATCTGCTATGTGTGCATTTTTGATAGAGCCATCTCGAATATGCGCTTCACCAATAACCCCATTAGAGATACTTGTTTGACCAGTTATCTCGATATTTTTACCTGAAATTCTTACGCCATTTGGATTCGCCGAAATTTGAGTGACAAGATCTCTCTCATTTTTTATAATTTTAACAGAATAAGAATTCGCAAGCTGTTGGACCATTGTGGATGATATGCTGCCCGATGGTTGATAAGATGCGATTTTATCGCCCCGTACAAGCATCATTTCTTTGATTTCTAGTAAACCACTACCATCCATGAGGACACGGAATGGATTGACATATTCGCTATTATTAAATGTCATATCTTTACTAATTGTGATAGTCTTTTTAACATCTATCCAACCATTATAAGGGTTATTGACAGTTGAATTAACATCGTAATTTCTAGGTATATAGAATAAAGTTTCTGCCGGAATATTATCGGCATATTTTATTTCTATAAGAGCGAGAGATTCATTTTGGGTATGGTAATATTTATGCATTCTAACTTTACATGTGAATGTCAGAACATCGCCTTGGTTAAGCGACTTGATCGATAGAGGGAACATTAATCGATTCCATCTATTTATCGGCGTCCCCTTATTAACTTTAATAAAGAAAGATCTTTTGCCGTATGCTCCTCCCGAAGGACTAAATTCGAACGGTGCATTTGTTGATGAATTATTGGTAACACCAACCAAATCCTCAGTACCTAATATAAGGTTATTAGAAGCTGAAGATCCACTAGTAATCAAAGATTGTATCTCAGTACTAGACATAATCATTTGTGAAACTCTAGTGGCTATACCATTTTGAGTTTCGCCTAAAGTCCTTTTAAAGAAATCAACAGACTCCTCTACTTTTTGGAATTTAACAGTTTGAGTCATATCCAAATCTTGAGGGTTATCCTTAAAGTCATTTATAGAATTACCCCGTTCAAGTTGGATTCTTCTGATGTAGAAGTTTACAAGAGTATTAGGAGTAGTGGTTATTCTGACTTTAACCATTTTATAGTCATGACGTGGGGTAAGGACTGCACCAATTCTATGAAAAACTCTTTGATTAGGTTTCATACCCATGAATTGGATATCCGATGGATAAAAATCTTTTACAAGCCACTCATATTTATCAACTCCATTATCAACCCAAGTTCCGACTAGTTCTATCCGCATAATTATACCGGAGTTATTAATTCGATCAGTGGATACATCTGCAGATAAAGTTACGGGTTGTCCCTTATAGAAATTCTCATTAATAACTTGCTGTATATATGCATAATTATTTCCAGCATTTCCAAAATAATGGAATATACCTTTTTTACCGAAATTGGTTAATCCATGAGTACCATTATCATGATTCCAACCTGGATATTTGATAACATCCCAGAATCTCATGCTGATGTTTTCATTTGGTTGAATATTATAAAGGAAATCCCCGTTTCGGATTAAGTTAACCCCAGTAGTATTATCCATCAAATCCTCAGCCGACGGAGACCAATCGCTAACCATATCACTATAATATAACGTACATTTAGATATTGTAAATGGGACATTATTAGACATATCCACTCGGAAACGAATTTGATTAGCTCGATTCCAAGCATTGTCTGACAAAGTCATATAAGCAATTTTGAATACTTTATTTGTACCATTTATATCTTTGTTTAATATATTAGAATACCCCGGAATAATTCCGTTGGCGCCACCTAAATATTCTGTCTCGTTATATAATTCAGGAATTACTGATGCATTAGTCACATTGGATTTAAATTGAACTTCATACTGAATTATCAATCGAGCACCTTGCGGTATCCCTAATTGATTAGGAGTGGATCCGTACATCAAAGGATATCCCCAAAGGACCGCATAATTATTAGAATTAAGAGTATAATTGTAGGATTCCCGTGGTTTTATAGTTCCACTCAGATAGTTACGACTACCATATTTCTTAGGAATTTCATTTTGGACACTGCTGATAGTCTTCCTAACACCAGTTATCTCAGTGGTAATAAGAGTTTGTGCATCTGTTCTAGCACGAGTAAGAGTATCAGTAGCAGATTGTGTTATGGCCTGCGTCAACGAGTTTTTGGTTTGAGTGACCGCTGTCGTAACAACATTATTGACCGTAGCATTTAAAGTAGACGTTATACGCTGAGTTATACTATCATTGTTAATAGTAATTCTACTATCCGTATATTGTTTACCTTCGATTAACTTACCATCAGAATATCGTTTAGACTCATCCTTAGCAGAATTTACGGCCAACTCAATTTTACCAGGTACAAGGTTCAATTCGGATTGCTGCTTAGTAAACTTATCATTGACCTTCGTCAACTCAGTAACTTGCAATTCCAATTTAGAAGCAGTCTGATCCAACTTTGTTTTGGTTTGGACGAGATCTGCAACCTGAGCAGTTAACTTGTTATCCGTTTGGTTCAATTTAGACTTAGTTTGAGTTAAGTCATTATTTACACCACCGATTGTGTTTTGAATAGTTGTTAAACTCTGGCTATTAGTTCTCTTATACTCTGCAAATGATTCTTGGAAATCCAATTCATTAGGATGATAATCAGACACAATGGTCGCTTCTTCAAGTTGAATTCCAGCGATGTATACATGTATGGCATCATTTACCAAAGAACTAAATGCAACTCTGAATTTTATTGCAGTATTATTGGTTCGAACCTTAACCCAATGTCTAATTAAATCGGTATTTGATGTCCATCCAGAAGAATAACCAGAATCTCTTTCTGTGATATTAATACCGGCAGGGAAACTTAGATCAATCTTCTTATCTCTTTGGTTAGTTTTTGTATAGAACGAGAACACATAATCCGTGTTTGGTTTCAATACAGTCTTCAAATCTTCTGGACTATCTCCATAAATAACTTGGTAATTATTATACATGGTGCGATGGTTCAAAACATAGTCATAAACCTTAAATGGTGGCGTCTGTGTGATTTCAATACCACGGTAATATGGCGCTGACATTGTCTGAGTGTTTCTCAGAATGTTTGTGGCGCCAACTTTAAGGTTGCTAAATTTCTCACTAATCCCATTATCCAATGCAGTTATTAACTTTTTGGTCTCATTAAGTACTGAGGAACCTGATGATGTTATTTGCGACCTAATAGAGGCTAAATCACCATCAAGCCTTCGTTTATCAGCAGCAAATGTATTCGAAAGTTGCTCTAATTTTGATTTGGCAAGGTTGAGTTCTTGTGTAGTTGACTTATTGATCTCAGCAACGGTGTCTGCAACGTATTGATTAGTTGCATTGATGTCGCCTCGTACAACTTCTATGTCGGTCTCAAACTCATCTAGCGATTCATGAATTTCGGACATAGCGGAGTCAATTTTATCCTCCAGTACCTCACCGAAGTCATGCGGCATAACCAGATTCCATTGAGTTCCATCATATCGGTATAAGTCAGTTTCACCAGCACCAACGTCTCTAAACCACAAGTCATTTTCTTTCAAGTCATCAACAAGAGGTTCGTCTGGTCCATAAAAGTTTCTATTCTTGCCGTTTGCACTTGTGAGAATAGTGTTAATAGAACCTTCAAAGTCACCCATTGCTTCATTGATGGTTTTCTTTGTGAGATCTTTCCACTCAGCTCTTTGAGAATCAGCTAGAGTACTAGCTGTATTTCCATCAGAACTTGCAACGATCTTAACAGTACGTTCCTTAAGAACATCATATTCAATCTCAACAATTTGAACCGTTACGTCCACATCGATTTTAGATAGATATACATCTACTGTATCACACAATCGAACAGCTTCAAGAGATCTAAGAATGCTCTTTTCCCAAGATGTTGTATCTTGAATAGGAATCATTGAAACTTCCATCTTGATATCTGGAACATCAACTGTAGGATTTTCATCAAAATATGTAGAAGCTTCTTCAGTAACCATACGAGGAGTGATAACAATTTTAGTGTCTTCTTTGATTTGTTGTTGACGAGCTAAACGCGCTTGTTTTTCTTCTTCTCGAGTTTGTTTACTTTGTTGGCGTTTCTGCTTATTCTGATTACGTTTTTGTTTCGAAGCCTCAAATGCAGCATCTCTAGCAGCCTCTCTTTGTTGCCACTCAGCCTCTCTTTGAGCTGCTGATTTCTTAGCTCCTCTATTGGCATGAGCCGAGGCTCTTTTACGCTTGTTAGCATAATAATTGCGTTCGCGCTCTTCTTCACGTTGCTGTTCAAGTCGTTCTCTTTGAGATTGTTCTTGAGCTCTTTTTGAGGAATCAGCAGATCTGTTATTTTCTCGCTCAGCAGCCAATCTTGTTTTCCTATCAGATTTCATCTTTTGTTTATAATCATTAAACTTATTACTGATATCGATAGGAACTATACGTTTGATATCATAATCGTCATAATGATCGGACTTTATAATATCTCCGTAAATTGTTTGTTCTTTTTGGTTCTCCCCTTCAGGAGTATATTTAGCATAAGGTAAAATACGAGTGAATTTACCATGCATACTCGTCTTAAGCTGAATATTTTTCATATTCTTTCTAGGACGAATAGTTGTTATGTGTTCTCGACCGCGACCTCTATAAATAAACAATTCTTTATCGGTTCTTTTGACTTCTCCGCCAAAAGTACTAACAAGAGAATCGTCAGATCCCATAATAAGGTTCAAAGCATTTATAAGTTTATCATTATTAAATGAAGATCTAGATCCAAGGTCGGAATTAAATCTAATATTTATAGGGTCAATAGCATTTTGGACAATTGTTGGCCATATCTCATTTAAAGATAGTGTACCAACCGTAAATGGTCGTATAAGAGTAGCCGAAAGATCATCTGATATTTTCGAAACAGCCTTGACTTCGATAGTGTTATTGTCAACACTTACTTTAGTCTCATATATACGGAATATATGAGTGTCATCTTCGTCATTCGGCTTTGCACGAATATATCTATTCTTTTCAAGGTCGCTTGAATAATCACCCTGAATTGGATATTTCATTTCTAACTCAAATAAACCATTTCTTTGTTCTTTTACGATACATTCAACTGCATCATAAAGAATTCCTAGACCATTAGAAACAAAATTTCTTTCATTTTGGTCATATAGAATAGGTCTCATACAAGCACCCTCCAATTAGGATTTATTGAAATAGGTCTGGTAAACGCCGTATTATTAGGTGGCGTTGTTATGGTTAAACGATTAGCCGCGTTGTTTCCTGGCTGAAGTTCGAAAAACTCTTTTCCAATAGTACGATCATTTAAATTACGAATGGTATTTCCAGATTTTGTGAATGTGGAATATGTTTGCGAATCAATATAAACAGTCTCGTTATTTAAAGATCGTAAACCAATTCTAGTTGTACCGAAAGTAATGTCAATATCACCTTTAACTCCTGTAAAAAATACTGTTGGTTTAGCGGTATAAAATGTAGGATTATTAAGGGTTTGACCATTAGTAACACTCAACGCCCTATTGGATGTCAAATATTTATATGGTTGACATTTAACTTTTACAGTAAAACTAATACATCCATCGTAATAATATTTGTTTTCATAAACAATATCTAAAGCGATAATATGATACTCATGACCTTCGTCAAAATATGGGATAAAGGATAACCAATCCCCCTTACCTTGGTTGAAGAAGTTGAATATCTTATTACGAGCATTTGACAATTCATCGAAATTATCACCATGTCTATGCCCATCATAAAAACATTTCAATTCAAATTCTGTAGGTTCATATCCATCGTCATCATAAACCAATTCTCCCTCAAAAGATAAGGGTGCCAAAAATGACACCCGTCTTTTAGGAGAGGGGATATTAGGACGATCTTCAATAAACACATGCATAGATTCTGAATTTACATTATTTAAAGTAAAACATCCTGCTTTCATATGTTAAAAGTATACCTCCTCGCCTTTTCCTCGACGATTTTGATCGTCCATATCTTTGATTTTCTGTTGAATTTCTTTAGCCAATTCATTTGGATCAACTGGTTTACCATTGTTATCAACTTTGACATTAACACTATATTCTCTAGTAGAATTATCGTTGTTAATGGTCGTAGTTTGATTGTTTTGTGGTGCTCCAGAATAATATGGTTTAGGAAGATTGCGTCCAAGACGACCCATATCCATGTCATATCCATCTGGAGTAAACTTATCAATCTTACTTGTATCGATAACAGGAGTGATCTTAGGAGAATATTCCATATCATCTACAGCAATATCTAACATGTCGCCAATAGTATTCGCAGCTGATGAAACAGAGTCATAAAGAATCTTGCTATGATCAACAACATTATCTGTGACTTTCTCAAATCCAGATTTAAATGATTTGCTCATTTGTTTTATTGTTGATGGCATTTCGTTATCAATACCCATAGCAACCCCTTGCGGGATAAACTTACCGACCTCTTTTGCAAACATCCGTGATGGTGAATGAATATCAGCAGCGGCTCTAGCGGCTTCTCTCGCTTTCGAAATGATACGGTTAGCAGCAGACTCAATAGACCACATGTTTGCATACATACCAGAAGCGATACCAGCAGAAATATAGTAACCTACATTATAACCAGCACTTTGAGCAGATCCACTGTATGAACTTATAGTACTTACAATAGAACTCATTCCAGAAGATACTTGAGATCTAGATGAACTCATACCTGATGCAAATTGACTAGACAAGTTAGACATCATACTTGACACAATTGATTGAGTAGTTGAACTCATTGATGTGAATGATGCGTTGATCATAGTCACACTAACCGATACGGTTTGAGATACTCTAGCAAATCCTTGAGCCATATTTGATGAAACGGAATTTATGCTAGCTTGAATAGATGAAGCAATAGAATTAAATGCGGCAGATGTTTGTGACGCTACTGATGACATTGAAGCAGAAATAGACGCCACAACACTAACCATGCCAGTTTGAACTGAAGACTGAACTAAGAGCATAGATTGAGTTACAGCATTGCTAACTTGTAGGAATCCTGTAGTAACACTCAATGATAATAACATCATACTTTGATCCATTGTTGAAATAATCAAAGTCATACCCATACTTACAGCAGTCTGCATTTGAATCATACCATTAGTCGTTGCCAGAGTTAACTGATCAAAGCCAGTGGATGAATTGGTTAATGCAGTGAAGAAATCTGTTAGGATAGTTTGGCTATCTAGGATAGACTGATTGAATGTTTCGATAGATGGAATCAAAGTTGTGAATCCAGCCATTAGGAAATTGACGCCATTTTGAATTCCAGTGAAACCAGCACTAAGCTGATCCACAGAGATCTGTAGGAGTTGGAATTGGACTGTAATCAATTGGAATGATGTGATAACAGTCACCATTGTGCTTGACAATGTGGTAATTGGAGTTGTCAAATTATTGAATGACGTAGATACTGTATCTACTGTTGTGGAAATTGTTGACATTGTGGTAGATAATGTCTCGAAAGATGTACTTAGTGTAGGTACACTTCCTGACAATATTCCAACAGTCATAGATATAGTCATAAATGCTGAAGAAACGGCATTTATAGATCCTGCAGCAGCTCCCAAATTGGTACATGCTGTAGCAAGATTTTCAATATCTGTAGTAAATCCTTGTAGGTTACCAGCATATGCAGCGGCTCCTAATTTAGCTACTTCAACAGATAATGAACCCAGACCAGCAGCAGCATTAGCTCCGTATTCACCAACAAGTTTAACGCCTTCTCCGAATAATTTGAATCCTTCTCCGAAAGATCTAGCGGCATCACCAACAGCTCGGATAATATCTGCGACTCCTTCAAGAGCGGATTTTATACCTTTACCAATAGACTCAAATACCTGTCCGACGCCTTCAAGAGCAGATTTAACAGCATTACCAAATGACTCGACAACTGTACCAACACCTTCTAGAGCAGATTTAACACCTTCTCCAAATGATACAAATACTTCGCCCAAACCAGATAGAATGCTATTTATAACCTCTCCAGTAGCTCGAATGGCGTTTGCAAGACCATCGATAATATTTACGATACCTGTTATAACAGTATCTATTATATCGGCAAGTATCTGGAATACCGATACTATACCATTAACAATAACTTGAATGGTTTGACCAACGGCTATGATAGCATCAGAGATTGATCTTATAATATCTGCTATAGCATTGACAGTTGCAATAATAGCATCCGCGAGAGATGATACTACAGAAGCAATGCTTTCAAATAATACTTTAAGACCCTCGACTAATGGAGTAAACACCGGCTCAATAGCGCTCGCCAAATCGGATAAGAATTGTGTAATCATCTCTCCAACTGGTGTGAGAATTTCAACAATCTTTTCTAACAGTGGACCTAAAAGACCACCTATAACGGTCAATAGAATATCGCCGATAACTTTAAATAAGTTTTCAAGAGCTGGAATAAGTCTATCACGGACGCCCATAAGTGCATTGCCTAAACTTTCAACAAATTTAGTTGCTACTTCGACTGCCGTTTGGACTAAAATATCCATATTCTCGACAATACCTTTAGCCAATTCCACTAGCATTTGAACTGAGGCGTTAATTAGTTCTGGTGCATTTTCAGTTATACCTTTAATTATACCAATAACTAATTTAAACCCTGCATCAATGAAATAAGGAATTAATTCTACAATACCTCCAATTGCTGCTTTTATAGTTTCGACAAAGGCCTTAACTAAAATAGGAGCGGACTCAGCTATTGCTTGAGCGAATACCACAAATCCTTGAACAACCGTGTTAAGAGCTTGTGGCGCTATTGCGGCTAGTTCTTTTATTGCCGTGACAAAGGCTAAGAATCCAAGACCTGCTATTAGAACGGACGAGGCCGCCATAATAGATGATATACCGAACGTTATAAGTGTTTTTGATAATATCATTAAACCGGGAGCCACAACCTGCGCTAAAGCTCCGGCGGCTAGTAAAACCGTTAAGTTTCCGGCCAATGCGACCAGAGCAACACCAACGGCTACTATATTCAATGTTGATAACAACATAATAGGAACTGCAAGCAAATTCAATGCTACAGCCATACCCATTAATTGTAACATACCACCAGTTGAACCAACTTTATTGACAATGGCCATAGCAGCAACCATAGCCGCAAGAACACCAATAATGGCCCCTGTAGCAGCAAGAATACCTTGCCATGGTTGTGCGGCTACATTAGATAACGCAGATCCAACAGCATAAAGAACGGGAGCAAATACTGCAATACCACCTAGAGTTGTAACATCGGGGTGAATATGGTCAATTATAGCGGTCATTGCGGTTAGAGTACCAAGAACTAGAACAATCCCTCCGAGCCCGACTAGCATTTGTTTCCAATCAAGTTTTCCGATTTGCTCCATTGAGGTACCAATAGCTAGCAATACCTCCGCAAATGCAGAGAACAACGTCTTGAGTTGTCCAACTTCAACAAAGTTTTTGACAGAGCCATTGATTATCTTCGCAGTGTAAGCCATCGCTATGAATACTGCAGAAATACCTGCAGAAGCAGCAAGCAAACTCCCCCATGGTTTATCAGCTAATTTCGTTAAATTGTCTGCAACAGCTGTCATCATTGCAGTTAAAATAACCATTGACAATGCTGCACCGGCATTAAATTTAATTTTCTTCATTAAGGCAGCAACGCCAACTAAAGAAAATAGCATTACTTCAACAGCAGCAATACTTTTAACAATTTGTTCAATTGAAAGTTGTGTCAGAGGTTCTATAGATTTCGTTATGGCATATATAGCCAAACCAAATGACACAAGAACCATAGCCGAAGACATATTCACTTTTGCTTTCTTCATTAAATGAGAAACGCCAACCATTGATAGTAACAGAGCTTCAACTCCGGCCATACCAAGGAGTAGCATATCCCATTCCATAGTTCCTAAGTCAATAACGGATTGTGATAATAACCAAATGGACGCACCGAATGCTATCAATCCTGCCATAGCACTCTTATCAATCTTAACTTTTTTCATAAGTCGACTAGCAACTGCTAAAGACTCCATAAGAGTGACCACGGAAGCCGTAGCGGCAAGGATACTATCCCAGCTTAATGCAGCGATTTTGATTAGTGATGATGTTAAGATCCTTATCGAGATAGCAAACACTATCAGATTAGCTAACGCACTCTTGGTAACGTGGACTTTACTCATCGCTCGAGATGCTATCGCCAATGAAGCCATAAGAGTAACCACAGATCCAACAGCGGCTATGAGTTGAGGCCATTCTATCTTCGCTAATGCTTTGACAGACCAGACAAGTGTTCTTATAGATAAAGCGAATACCATAAGTTCAGCAATCGCACTTTTATTGATATGTACTTTATCCAAACTCTTGGTTGATTTGACCAGTCCATAAATCAATACTCCCACAGCAGGTAATGCCATTGCCAATTTCTCTGGTTCTAACTTAGCGATTGCTCGTATAGACCATACTAAAAGTCTTACTGCTAAAGCAATGCCCATTAGATGCATTATCTTAGCTTCGGAACCTTCTAGTTTATCGATAGCTTTTAATGCTTTAACAAGGCCATAAATAGCGGCATAAGTACCTGCAATTGCTTCCATCAACTTATCACTAGGAATCTCGGCCATTTTTACCATAGCACTTGCCAATACTCGGATAGCAAATGCGATACCGATTAATTGCATCGATGCACCTTTAGGAATCTCCGTTACACTCATTACACGAATAAGTTTTAGAAGTATTCCGAGAGCAGCCCCTAGACCAAGCATACCTTTAGAAAGGTCTTTCATCTCAATCTTAGAAAGTCTATCAATAGACAATGCTAAGATACCTAATGCGGCTGCTATCATAACCAAAGAGCCTATCTTGATGCTTTGAGTAAATGAGTTTATAGTTCCTTGTAGAGATGTAAATACACCTTTTACTTCATCAACAACACTTTTACCAGAATCTTTAGCATCGCCAAACATTCCTTTAAACTTCTCAACGAGCATATCAATGATAGTCCCTTTGGAGTTCTTGAATTTAAGCCATTTATCGAAAGCAAATAAACCGATAAGAGCTTTAATTATGCTTGCAATATCAAATGATACGAAAGCATCTTTAAGTCCGTCATATCCTGTCTTAAACCCTTCAACAATACTAGACCAAGCTTGAGAAGTAACTTCTCCAATTTTAGATAAGGCAGATGATAATTTTTGTCCTGCTTTACTAAATATATTAGCAGCTCCAGAGAATATAGCTTCCGCATGTCCAAATGGATTAGCTAAAGATTTTAATTTAGAGAATAGGAAACTGAAAGCTGCACCTATTGTACTAGATACTTTTCCAAGCATACTTCCTATTTGTTCAAATTTATTTGATGAAAGAACAAACTTTTCAATAGCTTTGACAAAAGTAAGAATTTTTCCGGTGACATCAGATAATGTCGTAGCAAAAGTTACTAAACCTTTACTATCACCAAATTTAGAAAATCCACGAAATATATCTTTTATAATAAATACTGCGATACGACCAACAGTAACAATGATATTAAATACATTGGATAAAGTTTTACCTAAATGATAAAATACCAAATATGCGTTTGTGCTAGAACGTATAGATTCCATGAAACGAGCAATAGAATCTGCTGCTGTTCTTATAGGCAACAATATACTTCCAGACGCATTACCTACGGCTTTAATCCCTTTAAAAACCGTTGATAAAGCAAACCCAAGAGTTACAAAGGTTTGACCCACCATTTTACCTATACTATTTATAGTATTGAAAAGTAACGTGTTATTTTTTAAACCTGTTGTGAAATTCTCAAGGGCTTTTGTTATATTGTAAAATGTCTTGGCAGATTGTTTATAATCACCAATAACCGAACGAAATCCTTCGCGGAATTTTGTCAAGGCAGTGAATACAATTTCAAAACTGTTTTTAATAGAGTTGAAAAATGCTTCTTGACCGCCCATGTCCTTCCATGTTTTGAGCATGGCATTTCGATAGTTACCAAGACTTCGTTCCATACCAAGAACTTCATCCCAGTATTTACCTTGGTCGTCGCTAATAAACGGATTGACAATATCACCAATACTTGTCCACATTTCTTTGGCTTCTTCAAATCCACCTAGGAAATATTCCCAAGTTGTAGCCCATCCAGAACCGATTGCTTCCTGAACTGTATCAACCAATTGACCGAATGATTTAACTTTAGTCGCAGCATCAAGCATTGACTCGTCTTCAGAGAACTCACGCAAAGTTTCCAGCAAGACTTCAGATGTTAACCAACCATCTTGTAGAGACTCACGAAATGACTTAGTCATGTTCCGAGCTTTACCAAGTTTCTCAGCAGTTTGAGTCAATCTATCTTGAAATAGTTTACCACCCATACCGGCGTTAACTACTGAGTTCCAGTCCTGTAGACCAACTTTACCAGCGGCTAATGCTTGAGACAATTGGTACATTGCGGTCGATGCTTGTTGGGTGTTTGACCCAGAAGCCGCAGCCAAGTTAGAGATACCTTTAATAGCCGTAGCGGATTTGTCCAAACTTACACCAGCCGCCGTAAACGTACCAATGTTTCGAGTCATGTCGGCAAATGAGTAAATAGTCTTATCCGCGTAGTCATTAAGTTGTTCGAGAGCACCAGAAACTTTACGCATACGGGTTGAAGAATCTGGAATTTCCCATTCGGTATTGGTCATGATTGTTTGGATTGATCCGAGTTTATTCTTATACTCTTCTAAACCATCGCCATAACCTCTAAAGAACTGTCCTGTGAAAGACATTGCTTTTTGCATCATTCCGCCTAGGACATTACCTAAAGCGATATCCATAACAGATAACGAGTTCTGAACAGAAGATGCCGCATTAGCAAATGCATTCGATAGAGGACTTGCGTCAAATCCTCCGATCTTAGAATTTAGCCCATCAATCGATTTAATCGAGTTGGGAAAGCCTTCGTGATTATCTGCCTTTTGGAAAATACCCTTTAGACGGGATAGAATTGATGACGTGTTAGCTGTTTTGCTAGCAATATCAGTATTCATTCTATCAATAGACCGTCCGCCACCAGACATATCAATGTCTTGAGTGCTTCGAGAGAAAATTCCTCTGAGGCGAGATAGTAGTCCCTCAGATTTTTGTGTCGATTTTGAAATTGTATCATTCATACTCGACATATCTGAGGCTATGTTTTTAGTAGCGTCCTTACCATTGACTTTGGCAAAAGCTTCTTTCAATCTATTGATTGCGGCGATTGCTTCATCCGCATTCTTAGAGAATCCTTTATTGTCCAGGGTGACTTTGGCTACTTTTTCGTCTACATATCCTGCCATAGTTTACCTTTCTTATTTCTTCATAAGTTTCTTAACTCTTTCCAAAGCTTCCATATCAATTTTGTCAATTGCTTTAGAATTTTTATTAACTTGGGATTGAGCTTTAGCGAAATTTTCAGCAATCTTACCTAGTTTGCCTTTAGTAGTTCCGATAGACTCCATTTTACGTCGACCCAGAATTCCAGGTTTCTTTTGAGCAATAGAGAGAATATTATCGGCGTAATCGCTGGCTGCTTTTTGTTTTGCAGCTTTCTTAGCAGCATCTCTAAGTAGAGCTTCATCCATTCGTCTAGTAAATCGTTCGGTATCTTTTCTATGAACTTCTTTTACTTTATCAGCAAGATGTTTTCCCGCAGACTTAAGTTTACCAAATTTATCTTTTTTGACTACAGAATTAGACTCTCGTATAGAATTCATTTTCTTAAGACCACGAGCAATCTCTTTGGCACGCTGTCTATCGATTATATAGTTTGCGCCCTTATAACCCATATAAGCACCCAAAGCAACACCGCCTACTAAAGCAGCACGTTTTAAATACTTTTCAGTTTTTAGACGTTTTTCGGCTTTTGAAGCGGCAGTATGAGGATCGTAACCTTTGTTCATATATCTATTGATTAGATGTTCCCTACGGTTGCGATGACCCCATCTCATTCCTTTGATTCCAAAGTGTTGTATCACGTCCTTGGAAGATTGAATTGAAATATAATCCATGAACTATCCTTTCTATTTAAAATAATCTTCTAGTATCTTGTCGATTGTTTTCTTATAAACAGAATTAATTGCAGAGTCAATATATGGTCTTGGTGGAACATACCCTCCTGTTCCAGTTCCGTGGCCATAATGGATTAACATAGCAACATTAACCCCATTATTTAAATTCGTATTATAAATTTCTAAATCCTGCCCTCTCGATGTAGGGATAACGCGATACCCCCATGAGTTTGCGGTTTCTCCAGAATTCTTAGGAGTAGCGTCTTGTAAAGCTTTAACAATAGCTTTTCCTAAAACATCCATGTCGGTTGTACGAGGTCTTGTTAAAAACTTTTCTAAATGTCCAAAATCTCCAGAAACTGTTATAGCCATTATTTATACCTTTTTCTCATTTTGCTTCATCCACTCTTCTTGTTTTCTGCGGTTTTCTAAAACAATTCGACGGTGTTCTTCCATGGCTTCTGCCCTTGACATCTTCTTAGGCGGCTCCTGTAAAGATCCAACACAATTTAGAAGCATTATTAATTTATTTAAATTTCTATCTTCCCACGAAAAAGGAATATGATTTAAAGCCATGTATCCATAAATTATTTCAGACGTGAAAATTTTCTTTCTAGAAAATCCTGTTCCAGAATTTCTATTTTTAGGAAGTACTGTTGCGGATGGAGTATGTTTTAGATACATTAAAATTTCTTCCATATTTTCTTGGGATAACATTGCTATATCTAAATCTTCATCACAAATGATTGTTATAAAATCCAACATTTCTTCTTTTTTTATATTTTCGCCATTATCTATGAATCTTTTTTCATATTTAGTTTCCCATTTGTCCAAATTCTTAAGGGTGTATCTAAAAGTCACCTCTTTACCAGGATTAGAAATAAATTCTTCTTTAACCTCATCCCAATACTCGACATCATCTAAACGAATAGTTAAGAATTCTTGTCCCATTTCACACCTCAAAAAATTTAAAAATAAGGAGGATATGTAGAATACATATCCTCACCCATTTTACTGAACGGCATTCGAAGCTTTGTTAATTCCACGAATATGCGCAGTGATACCGACAATAAATGATTCCAGAACTTTACGAGTTTCATCATGGAAATCTTCAATCAATGCATCATAAGCAAGAGATTGTTTGAATTCCTCACGAATAGTTTCGCTCTTGAGGAAACGTTTACCGTCTTCAGAACGGAGACCATAAGCACTTAGAACAATATCGTTAAGGATTTCGTATACCTTTTCGATATTTTTTTCTTCGACAAGTTTATCAATGTAAGCAGCCATATCTTCTTTTCCGTATCGAGATTGCAAAGCAATTAGTTCCATACGATTAAGGTTGAAATATAGTTCTTCTACTGTCGTAGCACCATCGAAATCTTCATATTGTACTTTTTGTTTAAGCATAAGTGAATACCTCCATTCTTAATTATGACAACAGTTCTTTAACTTTGTCAGGAAGTGGCAAATATGGTTTTTCTGTATCGGTACCATATAGAGCATCTTCGAGCTTTTTAAGCTTAGTAGGTTCTACTTCAGTTGAAACAATAGTCAACACAGATACTGGTTTTTGTCCTGCCATTTTAGCTGGAGTTGATTTAACTGACCAGCTTGGGTTTTGTGGTTCTGGTGATTCATTCACAGTACCGTAAGCGCGTTCAGATGGAGCAGCTTTACATCCGTACCATAGGTGGAGTTTGTAACCAAAGTTTTCACCTTTTACGTCATTACCAAGAATTGATTTGAATGCAAATCCAAATGGTTGTCGAGCTTGACCATGGGCACGAAGACCTTTAACAGGTTCTGCCAAACCATCACAAGCATCGAATTCTTTTGGTGAACTGAATGCTTCGATTGTACCTTCAAATTTTTCAGGTCCAGTGATTGAGAAGAACAGCATGTTGTCAGCGTAGTGTTCACTAGCTTCTGCGCCAGTAGGAGATTCGTTAGCTGCAGTGATACCGTTCCAAGCAACACCTTTTGGATATTGTCCTGTTTCATCTTGAGGATACAAAACAGCTTCCGATACACCGGTTTCATAAAAACGTTTTCCGATTTCGTCAAATACGAGTTTTGCCATTAGGCCTTACCTCCAGTTGTAATTTCTAAGATAGTATGGTTCATATTATCAACTATGAACTCGTGTTTATATCGACAATGGGGATTGTCCAATAACACATCGATTATCGGAGAATCCACACGTTTGTCAATAATTGTGATTTGATAAGTTTCATGAGAATAATATTTTACATTATCCGCATGTCTCTTATGGATACCATGTCGTCTGTAGAGAATACATGGGTATGTTAATTTGCTACTTGCGGTTGGATTGTAGATGATTTTATAAGGTTCTCCAAGACCATCAACTGCCTTCTCCAGCAAGTCCTGGATATGCATTCGCTTGCTCATTATATAATCCTCCTAAATCCAAAATAATTCGTGGAGATTTGATAGCGTATCGCTCAACCTTCCACTTCTGACCCATAAAAGTAACGTATAACAAATTTGTGATGCGAGTCATTAAGAATGGATGGGCAACGATTGAAAGACGATTGGTGATTTGAACATTGTCTATTGTGGATTTGCTGCTATTTTGATTACGAAACGTAGTGTCGTTAATCAAATCACCTTTGATAGGTTTAACAACAATTTTCGGTTCATAGACACCTGGTTCTACTTCAACATCCTCCAATCGAAAACCTGCATTACCCGAATACTTCATTCTTAGCCTCCAGGAACTCCTGCACGTGCAGCTGGAGCGCCAGCAGCTTGTGATTGAACGTCAGCTTGGTGTGCTTTTGGAGCAACAGTTGTATCTGGAGTAAAGTATACCGCAGCTTTAGCACGAACAAGGGCACCAGACAAGCGAGTTTCGATAAGGTATTTGTGTTTGTTGAAGTCAATGTCGAAGTCTTCGAAGCTGTTGACTTCCCCACCTTTGTTAGTACCAATTTGGTAGTCAGCAAGGTTAACCATGATCATTTCTTGTTCTTTGATAAAGTTACTTTCAACAATATCGGCAACGCCCATCAATGATGCAAGATATTCTTTAGTAGCAGGTTGTTGACCACCGAATACCCAGTTACCATTCTTGTTGCGCAAGAAACGAAGTTTAGTAAGGAACAATGGGTTTACATACAATGTAGGTGTTCCAGAACCAAGCATCTTGGTCTTTTGTTCAGCAACGATTTCAAATACGTCCAACATAGCATTTGGATTGTATTTAGCTTTGATTGTGTAGAAGTCTTCGTCTTTAGTAATAGGCCGAATCTTGTCTTCTTTGATTTTGTCGTCAGAACCAGTTTCGCGTCCGTCAGAAACCATGATTGCTTGCGCAATTTCATCGTTAAGCTTGATACGCATTTCTTGACGGAAGAAAGCTGCTACGTCCAATTGTTGACTGATGTCAATAAGGTCATCACGGTCAATTGATTGCTTTTTGTAGATGGTTTGTGGGTCAGTTTTACGAGAAAGGAATCCGATGATTTGTTCTTTCTTTTCTTTACCCTTGATGTAACCTTTGGCACGAAGTTGTTCGTCAGAAAGATTTGTTAGGTCAGTCATAAGAGACTTAACGAAAGCAGTTGGTACTTTTGTAACTTTGCTAAGAATGTGTTCAGTAGCAGTGTTTGGTGAGTAAAGTACTTGGATACCGCCTTGCAAAGCATGATCTGGGAACAACAAATCAAGGTTGTTCATTGAGTGTTGCAAAGTGTCTCCGTCTTGTAATTCATTCAATACTTGACTTACTCGACGTCCAGATTTCTTAGCGTCTTCGAAAGCACTCTCAAGTGAGTGACGGATTTCATCAGTGTTGTTAGCAACGTTTTGGAATGCGTTGTAGTGCATTGTGTTTCCTCCTAATGCAGATTGTTGAATTTCTTCTTCATCGTCTCCTTCGGCAAGATCTTGAAGAATTTCACGTACTTCATTATCTACAGCGGCATCAAATTTTTCTGCCACTTCATTTTCGAAGTTTTCCAAAGCGGAATCAGTAGACGCTTCAACGAGAAGTGCTACAGCTTCTTGTTGGTCAGGATTTAGTGTAGCTAATACCCCATCAACGATATCAGTAGCTTCTCCTTCGTCAGCGTGTTGAATACGGTCAAACAAACTAATACGTTCTTGACCTACCAATACATCGTCCGCTGAGTGAATGATTTGATCACTTTCCATGATAATAATTTCTCCTTCTTCGGGATTTTGTGAGTGTTGTAGAACTTCGGTAATAACCGCTCCCGGATTTGCTCCGGCTACAACAAGAGATACTTCATAGATATTTCCATGAATAACGTCATTACTTGGGGTTCGTTTGATACGATTTGCCCCAATGGACATGGACCAGATGTCACCGTGTTTAACTAATTCTTTGGCTTGTTTACCATTATTGGTATCATTAAAGAATCCTTGTCCATAAACACCATCATTAGCATTATGCAACAATACATGACCAATAATATTCTCTGGGGTACTATGATCGTGCGACCATACCAGAGGAACTTTACGACCATCATTGCCTGCAAATGCCCCATGTCGGATAATAACACCGTCTGTACAACGGGTATCATTGCGGGTTACGTAACCAGCAAAGTCATACTTGGGATGTTTACTCATTCCATGATTTTCCTCCATTATTATTTGCCGCCATTTTGAAGATTCTCTTCACTATACTCAGGAGGGTAATCAGAGTAAGCTTCGCCTTCAGGGGACCCGACAGACCCAGGTAGAGAAACGTCTTGTCTTGCATCAGAAATATTCGGGTTAAACAATTGGTCGGCCATAGGATCTTCGATTGGACCATAACCGATAATAGCACGAAATTCATTTGATGTAAGAATTCTGTTTCGCAATAATGAATCACCAATTGTTGCCAATTGACCTGTAGGTACAAGTTTGAAAGGATTACTATATGTATCGATTCTATGTCCTTGTGTATATCCAGTTTTTGTGATGAATTTACGTTGAAATTCTTCTTTAATTCTGGTAACAATAGGTTCGATAGTTCTGGTATAGTAATTTTGCATTTGATCGGCATTAGCTGTGCCATCCAAAATTGCTTTTGTTAGACCTAGCTGACTTAGTAATTCTTCGGTTAAATACTTAACCTCATCCATAAGATTTGAATTAATTTGTCTGTTTAGCTGAGTGATTTTCTCATCAGCACCGATATATGCAATACCCATTTTAGAGTCTTTCAATTGTCCTTCAATATCTTCGATACGAGCATCCGCTTCTTTTCGTTTGATATCATTTCTAACTGGGTTAGGAAGTTGTAAGATGATGTTCCATTTGTTTGAAATCAACTCCAAATCCTGCTTGTCCAGGATAGATAATTTTTGAATCAATCGAGTCATAGTCGGATTTTCGTTACCTAAAATATTGGCTAAAGGGTTCTCAATAATTGCACACATTTTCTTTGGAACAATTATTTCCGAGAATTGACCTTTAGCTTCATTATAAATCTTCACCCGGATTTTAGTTGGAAACCATTCCATTATTTTTCCGACACGCATGGCTTTTATGTCATAAGAGTCGGACATAGCAGGATTAAGTGTAGCCTCTAGAGGAACAGCAGCTACAACTCCTTCGTCAAATAATGAGTATACCAGATCGTGGAAGAAATCCGTACTGGATTGATCCATATTCATTTCTACTTCGAACAACCGTTGAAGCGGTGAATTCCTTAAAACAACTTGATTTTCTCTTTCCATATCGATCTTTACATGTTGAAATTTCACCATGGAGGCATCAATAGCAATACGGTTAAAAATCATAGACGATATAGCAGATCTAGAGAAAACCCGAGTTGGTATTGAATTGTTTGGATTCAATGCCCTAGGTTCATTAGGAATCTGGAATACTGTTTCGGTTTCCACAAAAGATGAGGAATTTGTGTTAAACATAGACCAAGCATGCTTTAGTCCATCGGTAAAAGTGCCCATAACTAAATATGCCTTTCTATCCAAATAAGTCTTGGTTACGTTTGTACGCAACCCAAGCATCGATTAACGCAGCAACGTTATCGATTTTTTCATCAGAACGACGTTTGGATAACTTGTAGTTACCATTGTTATCCTGAATTGCAATAGTATTACCCATTGCAAATTTCATTAATTCTTCGTCGAATATTAGCATACGTTCCATAGCCAAATTCTTTAATTCTCCCATAGGTACAGACTCTGTTTTAGCACCCTGAATAACTTTTTCAACCCCGTATTCTCCATTGTCTCGAATCCATCTTTCAACGAATTCTCGGGCATTATAGGGGTCGTATCCAAAGGCATAAACTATATATTTGTGTTGATATATGAAGTTATATAAATCGTCATATACCTGCTCCATATCAAGAATAACTCCAGGCATAACATTAAGTGTACCCTCAGAAATCAATTCATCATACTTATTGCGCATTGCCGAAGTCAATTTCCTAAGTTTGGATTCACAAACATAAGAACGAGTTTTAACGCCAAATCGTCCATGACCTAGTGGGAATAAAAATGTGAATGCGCAGAAGTCATCACCTTGAGAAAGGTCAGCGCCCAATGTACATTCTAATCCATTAAAGTTTTGTGGTCTATGTGGAATTGTCTCTTCATATAAGAAGAAGAAAGTATAACCCTCAACTGGTATTCCGAAACGTTTAGCCAGAGTATCAGAACGAGTTGCCGGCTGACTTTCAGCACGTTCAACTTCATCTCTGTAAGTCTCATATGTTACAGTCGCCCCGAGATTTGGGTTTGCTTTCATCCAAAGATCTGGGTTTGCAACTTCTCGAACATCATCGAGTCGATAATACCAAATAGATACGTGAGGGTTAAAATAACGACCTTCTAAGATATCCATAAGCTCCATCTTGATGGTATCCCCCACTCCATCACGAGCAGTTCCTTCGGAAGATGTAGCGATTATGAGATAATTGTCGTTTTTGCTGGCACCTTGTTGAATAGCCCCGATTACGTCTTCTTTGACTTCACCAGAAAGCCACTCATCAACAGATGCATACTTACAACGAAGTCCTTGTAGCTTATCCCTTGACATGGGACGAATCTCAAGTAAACTATTCGTTGCGAAATTCTCAACACCCTTCTTGGTAGACGCTAATAATTGCTTTTTGGTTAGATTTCCGGTCATTTTAGAACCTTGAGTCATATAACCAATTAGCGGACCCTTTGCACGACTCAACGCAGTCCTAAATGGACCCATAATTTCCTCCGCCTGTTTCATTGTAGGCGCAGTAACTACTTGGTGAGTTGTAGCGGTGTCGATTAGAAGCATATACGCTTGCATGAATGTTGAGTAAAGTGATTTTGCGGCACCACGTCCGACAATAAGATACTGTCTATTCGTGAGGCGCTTGAATTTCTTTCGGATTTCCCATCTACCAAGTTTTGGATTGTAGACATTATCCTCAGAAATGTAAAACCACGCTAGGGCACATTCTGCCCATAATCTAAAGGATGGTAAGAGGGTTACATCTCCTCCATCGGTAAGGGTCATTTCGTTTTCACAAAATCTAATAAACCCTTGAATCGCTTTGTCGTCATAGTAATAATCCGGAGACTCAATTAAGAAGTCGATTCGGTTCATTTCCAGAGAGACCGTGCGATTAACCGGAATTTCACCTCTCAGAACTGCTTCTTTGAACTTCATGTATTCTTCCGGATAAGCTTTATTAGATAATACCATAAAAAAAATGCCCCTAACTAAAAGCCCCAAATACCTTTAACTGTATTAATAGCTCCTTGATTTTCTTCTTTCAATTTTCGGAGCTGATCTAAAGTAACATTAGTTATAGGAGAATACTTATTCGTTTTGTTCTTCATAAGATCTCCAACAATAGTCTTGACACCTGTATCGATAACTGAATTAGTTACTGATCGGCCAATATCTTTAGCAAACTTACCATGTTCTTTCTTAGGTTTACGGGTATCGGCAATTTGGTTTGCACGCCTTACTTGTTCGGCGAAATCATTCTCCAAACGGAGTCGTCTTGTCGCAGCTTGAAGATCGTGTTCGGTCATAGAATGACGCTTGTGATACTTCATGTTCCAAGCTTTACGAGCGGCTTTACTTTCTTTTCGAGCCATTCTCGCTTTAGAATGCGGCAATTTTGATAGACTTCGTCTAAAACCCCATTTCATTCCTTTAATTCCGAAATGTTCAATAACATCATCAGAACTATTAGTTTGAATAGCATGGAGAAGATCTTGATCTACATCATTCATTAGATCCCTCCCTATTTTGTAAGATTATACGATGAGCGGTAGATTGTAAGGATCTTTCTAGCGAAGATAAAATGCTACCGACAGGCGGATCAAACTTCAAACGAATGGACACAAGCACATATTGCTTGACCAAACGAACGAGGTTAGGATCCTTATTAGGAATTAAAGATTCCCAATCAGCATCTTTTTTAGACTCGAAAGTTAATTGAATGTTCGTCAGTTGAGATAGCTCTCCGACAATACCATCCAATTCTAATAACAATCTATCATCGTATCCTGTATCTTCTTCGGAAGCGAAATCTACAGATGTCTTAATATCATTAAGAATCGTCATATAGTTCACCTACCATAATTTAGTATCTCCAGGAGATCTTTCTACATAGTTCATTGATTGAACTCTACTAAATCCGTAATGAATGATATTGTGCGTATTATACGATGTTGTGATTAACAGATCGGGATTCAATATAATATCTTCTCTCCATTCCAATATATCTTCTTCTAACAAAGGGATCATATGATGGACTAAAGGAGGACCTTCGATTTCGACGTCTTTAATACCTAAATCATACCCTAAATCACGAGCAATAATATAATCACGCATCTCTCTCCAAATTCTAGATTTGTAGAACGCGTTAGAAATTTCTCTTGGGGATTTGTAACCTCGATTCATGAGAGATAAAAAGTTAAGTCTATCACCAAAATTATCAAAAGTGAGAAGTTTTTTATAACTAAGATCTTGTAAATGTTCTCTATCTTTACCCAATAGGATCATACTACAATTCTTCAGATGGAGCATATCCACGAATAGCTGCGATTACAGCTTCGCTATCGCCCTTGCCTTTAACTTCACTTTCGATCAATTCGATTTTAGAATCTGATAATTTTTTATTAGATCTCATTGTTTCGAGTTGTAGCTCACGTTCAGCGGTACCGAATCGCAACAAAGCATTCAAAGTACTTGGAGCTATTGTACCATCGTCTAGTTGTTGGTTTGCAACGACAAATGCTTTCATTGTGAGCTTGTTTAACATACCTTCTGGAGTTATTCCGGGAGGTAGTTGTTTAGAATCACTTTTCTTCCGTACCATTTTCAGTCACCTCTTTTGGTTGAGATTGCTGAAGACGGCGAAGTTCTTGAACAGCGTGCTCGATATAATCGGACGCTTGTTCTGGTGTAAGTTTTACACCCGTTTCTGCTGCGTAAGATAATAGCTTATCCAAAGCTTCTTTTTTCTTAGAATCGTTTGCAATAAGCATGTTATCCAAAGCGGTTACAATAATTAGAGCTCGATCTGCGAGAGTAACTACTGCTTTATTGTGAGTTGCTGCTCCAAGATACTTAATTAAGTTTAGTGCTACTGGAGCAAACACGATAACTAACGTTACCAATGTAATAATATCATCTACTGAAAATGTCATTTCTCGTTCTCCTTATTTGAAGTGCGTAGTTCTTCTATATAATCATTGACAACTCTCGATACATACGAGTTGTATCCTTTCTGAGTGTACTGATCATATAGATAAAGAATCTCTTGTTCCGATAATCTACCAGAATGAATTCCAGTGATTATTTGGAGCCTAAGAAAATCTCGTTCTTGATTCTTATGCATCTCTTGAAAGCTTACAGTTAGCGCATTAATGGAATTTTTAATACCATTAATCTCGTCATTCTGTTTAGCTTCTAAGTCGACCCATACTTTTTTAAATGCTTTGATGCCAACTTTGTAAATGGATGCTCCAACTCCAATGTAAACACCGATTTGACTAAGTACCTCAGGAGATATCAACCACATTAATAGTGCTTTGATATGCTCTTGCACTTCATTGTTCATGGTTTACCCTCCTTTACCAATACATTCCCCCCTAGATAGTAATCCCAATTTAGGACTTTTTACCACTCCGGAGAAATTTCAGAGAGGTGGGGCGATGCAAAAGGGTCGAAAATTTTTGCGACCCTCCCCCTATGGGGGTGTGAAATTATTCTTCTGAATTTTCATTTTCAGAAGTTGGTAGACGAATCGGTGTTTGTGTATCTGTACGACAGACTGTCCAAACATCTTCAATTGGACCTTCATCAATGATTAGGTTGATGGCCATAGCATGACGTTGAGCTTCTTCAACTTCATCTAACACATCATCAGTGTTACCAATGACAGCTGCTAGTAGTTCGGATGTGAAGTAACCATTGTCTTCATCCCACTTCTTCCATGAATCAAAGTCAGAGAAAGGATTGTATGGATTGTCGAATGTAGTTAACATTGTGTCAACTACTGTTGTTGCTTGTAAGTAATCTTCCATAACAGTTGTATCTCCTTTCTACTAGACTAGGTTCTGAATGGTTGAGATGCTAACACCTAAAGCTTCAGCTACTTCAGCATAGCTGTGTCCATTACGAATCATGGACTTGGCTCTAGATGCATTAGATAGACTAAGAGCCTTCTCTTCTCTAGGTGTAGCCAATTGTTTAACTCTATCTGTATTAGCGAATCGTAAGATGTCAGTAAGCATCTTAGTACTAACAGCACCAGATTGAATAGCTTTCCATTCATCATCTTCAATGTTGATACGAGTCTTAGCTCCATCAGCACCAGTCTGAAGACGTGCTGCAGCAATGGCTTGTTGTTTAAGCTTCTTAAGTTGATCCTTCTGCATGTCAGGATCTCTCTTTTCTGCTATGACTTTGTTAGCAATGAGTTGTGCTTGGCGTTCTCTAGGTGAGTTGGCTAGAGCTGTGTTAAGCTTGTGTTGTAGTGACTGTACTTGATCACGATACTTAAGCTTTGCTTCCTTGTTTACAACTAAGTTAGGTGAAGACTCAACAACCTTGTTAGCTTTGTCTCGCATCTTACCAAGGGCATTGATATAATCACCATACATGTTTTCGATAGGGGTGCCTGAACCAAGGGTCTTAGCATCTTTAACCATCTCTACAACATGATCAGTTGAAATAGTTTTAGTTTTCTTGATCTTAGGAGCAAGTCTAGGATTAGCTGCCAGCTCTTCAGGAGTTCGATCCTTATACCATGTCTCAAGAGTACGGTGCTCTGTTTTGGACCGGGATATAAGAGTGGAGGCTCCATTTTTTATAGTGCCAGATATAACATCGTAGTGATCTTGGTACTTCTTTTTTAGAGCGGGGATATCATTTTCCCTTTCCGAACGTTTATAATCCAAATTATGTTTCTCGGCATCGATAACAACCATTGAATGTTTAACCGCTCTTGCAATCTCTGATTGAGAAGCACCCTTCAAAGTCATGTCCGTAATAAGGTTGGACACTTCACCCATTGTTTTCTGTTTGATTGTCCAGTTACCTTTTGAATCACGCTTAAGAATATTCTTATCAGGAGAATAATATTGATTGGTATCAAAGTTCTTAAGCTCTTTCAAAGAACGACTTGTCTTAATACCGTTTTTATTATTAGGAATAACCATAACAGTATCGCCATCGAAGTCTGCTCCAGACAATTTGCTAGCAACAGAAGAGTCAATACCAACGGCATCTTTAGCACCCTTCATGAATTTAGCAGGACCATTACCAAGCTTATTGTTTACAGTAAGTTCAGGTAGTTCGAATATTCCTCCATGAGGATAACGAACAAGAACAACTTTCTCACCATTCTTAAAGTTAGGGGCATAGATTTCATTAGCTTTAATACCAGACAAAGGCAATAAAACCTGACCGCGCATTCGGTCGAACCCTGTTAGTTTTAAATTATGACGTTTGGTAGTTAAACCATTTGCAAAGTCTGCCATCATAATTCTACGGACTACAGGATTATTTAGATTAGCAATTTCGTCGAACTCTTTTTGTAATTTTTCATACGTCTTTTGAATGCGACCTTTAACTAATACTGGAGGTTGCTTAGAAACAAACTGAGAAGATAAGGTTTTTGACCAAGTTCCCCAGTCGCCTTCTTCATTAACTTTATTGATAGCACCTTTCTGTCCATTAGGTTTGATTTGTGCACCAAATGGATTATCAGGGTCATCTTTAAGTTTCTTAAGAACATCTTCTTTTGGTGTTCCTTGCTTCTTGTTGGTGTTGAAAATAACATCGACGCCTTTAGGGAAATCTTTTGGATCTCCATAAACGGCCATACCTTTAAGATAATGAGTTCCTCCAACACCAATACGAACTTGAGCATACTTGGAATTTCCTAAGTCAAGATCTTTAACTCCAGGACGCAATTCCATGACACCATCTTTGTCGGTTCCACCTTGTTCATCATAACGAATACCAACACGTTTCCAATCAAGATGCTCGATTGGTTTTAATCCTAATTTAGTTGTTCCGTCTTCAGTCTTATATAAATTAGGAGGTTTGATTTCGTGTTTGTGTTCTCTGACAATATCTGGATTAGGTTCTTTTGTTAGAACTTTCATTTCTACCCAGTGATCATCATTTGTTGCGTTCTTAACATATACTTTATGCATATGATAGCCATCGGCTTCAAGTTGTTGAACAGCACGTTTAAGCATATTTTCGTTTATACCTAATTGTTGTGCTGCACCTAAACCAACGTCAAGATAAGGATTTTCTTTAATTAAATCTTTCAAGTCAGATTTAACTTGTTCCATACGATTGACTTTTTGTTTGACAGAAGCGTCCATATTCATTCGAACAGTGGATTCAGGAATACCAGTTTGTCTAGAAATTTCGATCGAACCAAGACCTTTGTCAGCTAGTTCTTGAATCCTAGAAATATTATGTAAACGAATTTGTTGTTTAGCAATTGTATTTCTAGCTCGAAAATCCGTTGTAGTGATTCCAAGTTTAGCAGCGATTTGAGTATCAGTCAGACCGTTTTTACGATATTTCGCAACTGTGTCAGACCAAGACGTGGCTCGCTGATATGAATTTTCACCAGAACCCCAAGCATAGCGTCCACTATGAGGAACATTGCCTTGGTGTGGGGTACCTGTATGCATTAAATAATAATCTTCCAGATCCATGCTATGCCTTTCTATTCCGGTTTTCTTTCAAGAATTGCGGAGAATTCTTTAATTGTATTATAGACATCATAAACATCTTCCGCTTCCGGAATATATGTGTCTATTTTGTTGCCTTGATATATGCGTAATTCAAAATCTGTTCGTTCTGGTTTTACGCCATACTCTAAACAGAAATAAGCAGCATATACAAGTAGTTGTTCCATTTTTGGTTTTGTTTTGCCAGTCTTCAAATCATGAATCCTAAGAAAACCACGAGGATTATCTTTTGTTGGTGGATCATAACGAATAGCATCAGCAGTACCAAAAGCATAAGGACTATAGAATAATAAAACTTCACTATCCATACGATATCCAATGGCATCGTTTACAAAATTTGCAACGGCTGGATGTGTATGACCTGGTTCTAATCTAATTCTATGATGAATAGATAAACTAGCGAATTCGTGAAGTTCCGTGCCTCTTTGTTTTGCCTTCTCATTTTCAAAACGTTCTACGAGTTTTTCCGGCTCATAATTAAGCCAGTGGCATTGACTAGCACTAAGGAAACTATGATGTCCTTCGAATTCTGGATGCTTGTTCCATTTCATTCAATATAGCCTCCTTATTAGCAGGATAGATAGTTCTAGCCCAACCTCCTGTTGAATTATACTTGTTTAAGTAATATTCTTGATTAGGACGGTATGGAGCAGTTCCACTACGTTTAACTTCTAAATGATAGGAATATGGTCCAATGTCTACAGACAAGTCAGGGATTCCTTGAATATAGCTAGAGTCATTCTTTTTGACTATAGCATCAGGAAAACGACTTTTAATATCCTTGATTAGTTCTCTTTGAAAGTCTCGTTCCAATTTGGACATATGGTTGTACCCCAATTCCTTTCATTAAATTTTTTCTTAGATTTTATAGACCTAGATATTGCGTCATCAATTGAAGCCGGGCTTTTGAAATAAATGTAAAAAAGATCATTAAAGGAGGTATTCACGCGATTTATTCGACCTTCGGATTGGTCCATTACTCGGTATGAGTAATTTAATGAATAAAACAAAATCGTATCAGTAGTAATACAATTCCAAGCCTCGGCTCCTGCGGTGTACTGCACTAAATATATCCACGAGTCACTGTTTGGTATAGCTTCGTGCTTACTGCCGTTGTATTGATAATACGCTCTATTTAATTCTTGACAAATATCTTTCAAGATGTCAAGCTCATAGATATAGTTGTAAAACACAATTACTTTATCTCTTGTCATAATTTCATTCTTAACTGCTTGCTTTCTACGGTCGGAAGAATTAACAATCCTTCTTAACACTTGAGTAAACTCAGAAGCACTGGTAATAGGTTCTTCCGTGTATGGATTGAACCTTGACTTCATTACCTTAGAATATAAATCTTTGTCAAAAGATGTGTTGATTGTGAGTCGGTTAACTTTAGTTTTTCTAAAGTCTTCCATCGCCACCACCAAACTTCTACGGAGTCTATCTAATCGGTCTACTCCATGATATCGTTTGATCTGTGGAAATTTTGAGTAGGGATTGTATTCAACGTGCATATCAACAAACTGAGATTTGTTTTTGTAAAATCCGTTTGCTATAAATAAGCACATCCAATCTATCCATACATCACCAGGCGTTGCTGTTAACATTATCCATTTATTCTTTCGGGCTATCTTAATAAAAGACATACCCCATGAACCATAACCGATTGCTCGTTGTTCATCAAATAAAAAGAATGCGTTTTCAACATCAGTATACTTGGTAATATTATTCCAAGAATCAACTGTCCCAGTTATACCTAGAGCTTCCATATCTCTATGCCACTCTTTATCATTTCGCTTTTTGGCTACTGTGATAATATACAACGGTAAGTCTTTGTGATTCTTCAAATAATAAAACAGGCCGGTAAAGGATTTACCAGAACCGACCTTACCTAACAATACAGAACCATTATGCAATCTATCAACTGCCTGACGTTGATAGTCGTATAATTCAATTTTATTAGAAGCCATATTTACGACGTAGTGGATTATCTACCACACGAATATAGGCATTCTTAAGGTTTAAACGAGCATATTGTCCATCTGGACTTGGGTCTCGTCGAGCGATGGTCATGTCACAAATTGCGATTTCCAAATCGTCAATAATTGACAGCTGCGATTCTTCAGTTAGATACATACGATCACGAGGATCAATATCACCATCAACTGGAGTAGTTCCATCGTCATAAATAATGGCAATACTTGGTAAACCAAATTGTGTGTATACACGGACCTTGAAGAAATATGATGGTTCGAACATGTCCGGGTTCTCTTCCATCTTAGCGGCGAGATCATCGGGAACATCTTTAGGCGAATATTGTTTAACATTTACACCATAAGATAAGAGTAGGTCAACATCTTCAGGATTTACTTTAACATTAAAGTAACGATCTCCTGCACGATTGTATTTTTCCTGACGCCCGGTGAAGTTTCGAGCGAAGAGGAAATCGACTTCTTCCAAAATAATTTGTGAGTCGGAGATTTGAGTAATTTTTGTTGTTGCTGTCATTTGTATGTCCTTTCTATTCTGACGTTAGTCTGACATTGTTACAAAAAAAATAAAGAAGAGAACAAATCAGCAGAATTTTGTTCTTCCTCTCTATTATGTGCCATGTAAATCCTGCGAAGTCTATAATCGACCTGCGGGAAAATTCAATCACGCGTTCTCAGGAGTTTTGATTTTGAGAGTTCCGTGATTGATAGAAATAGTGTGAGTGTTTGGATACTTGTCTTGAAGTTCGAGAGCGTCGACATAGTCTTTAGGCATGTCGTCAACAATATCTTTGATATCGCCAACCTTCATGATTTTCTTAAGACCATCAACAGCAATCTTGTCGTAGAAGCTGAAATCAACATCTTCGATATCAAACTTGTCTGTTTGTTTGAACAAATATCCTTTTGTTCCAGTAATGGACTTGAAGTTTTCATTGTCTTCTGTCCACGTACATTCTGCTCCAGTCTTAGAAGCATAAATAGATCCAACTTTACCAACGAATTCGTCACCTAAGTAAATATGACCTTTCGATTGTTTGGTGATGAAGAAATCTTTATCGACCAATTCCTCTTTGGTCCATACCCGTTTAAGCAAATATGTGTTGGCGTACTCTGCTCCTGTTGGAGACCATTTGTCATCTTCGAGCTGAGCAATATAAACAGCGTTATTAATTAACGCCATACGTTTGTAAGTATGCTCATGTTCAAATCTGTAATTATACTTCTCTTGTTTACCGAAATCTTCAACAAATTTGATAATCTTCTCATCAGCATTTGGAATCTTAACAGAGTCCGTCTTGATATGACAGACTTGATATCCTTGCTCCTCGATAGCAAATTTCAAATCGACCATAAATAAAGCACCACGTTTCGCAACGATGTTGTCAATATTGTCTGGGTGTTTGAACTTGTTGTCAAATTTAGCAGAGGTCATTCCGTACACTGAGTTGATTACAATCTTCAATGCAGTTACCAAAGGTTTGAGATATTCTGGATTATCCAGGAATGGTGCCAAGACACCGTCAAACATTTGTTTAACTTCATCAATCTTATTGTGTTTCAACAACACACGAACTTTAAGCAAGTCGGCATAGCGCTGAGTATATGGACCGAAGTAGTTCATATTTACAAGAGAGTTAGGATGCATCGACTCAACGTCGAGCAAAGCAATATTTTTATACACGCCAGGTTCGGCATATACAAACCCACCTTCACCAGTTTCAAATCCACGGTAATATGACTTACCGAATTCATACTTGTATCCTGGGAATATAGTTGCAAGCTTGACATAATTAAATTTGTCTTGTGGACGTGGGTCATCACCAAAGATAAATTTGGCAGTGAGTTGATTGTTTGTTGCGTTCATTGAACCTTTAGCAATTGTAGCTAAGATTTCACGAGCAACATAATCTGCATAAATAGCATCGAACAATTTCTCAGTTGCATCGACGTCATTGACACAGTAGTCAACAACCACAGGAATTAATTCTTCAGGAACTGGTTGATCCCAAGGAATTTCCATCTCGACGTGTTTGATACCAAGATCGACTTCCCAGCGTTTAAGCGATTGTTTCTTCTGAGCGTACTCGTAAATATCGGTATAGCTTAATTCGTAAGCTGCCGCATACATTCCACTCTTCGCATTTTTTTCGTTGACAATTCTATATGACTGACGGAATAACTCAAGATTATTACATCCGAGTAATCGTGCATAGAGAATATGGTTGTCGTATCGACGGTTGTTAAACCCAACGATAGGGAAGCTCAACAAATATTCAATTTGGTCCGGTGTTGGGTTAATCCATTTTGTAAATTCGTCATCGTGATATTTCTTCCAGACAACAACAAACAAATTCGGATAGACCTCAATATCGAAGAACACCAATTCTTCTTTTGGATAAATCTTAGTGAAGTTTGTAAGTTTGTTTTCTGTAGCTCCCTCATCGTCTCGAATAGACGACCAAGGAATCTTTTGGAATACTGCAACACAGTACTCTTTATTATTCGTTGAACGAATTGCTCTAAGAAATACGTCGTGCTTCAAATCGGTCAAGTCATATTCAAGACCCATATCAAATGCTTTCTGAATTTCGTGAGCAATAAAATCAATTGTTGGTTTTGTATTTGGATGACTGGGTTCTTTACCTTCAATCATTCCCAACTGTCGTTTAACAAACTTACGCAACGTCTTTTCTGTATATGTGATTTCTTTCACATGTTCATACATTGTCTCATCCCTTCTCTCTTTCAACGGCAAGCCCGATGAAATATGAGAAGGTTGTAAGTTGTTGGATGCTTTGTCAATCCGTCTCAGAGAGGCGTTGCCTTTATACACTTTGATTTCAATATGCTTATCCACCAAATTATTTAACTCGTTGACATTACCATCGTAGATATAATGCAAATGAATACCTTGTCCAGATTTAGAAAGCTCAGCATAAGTCGGTGGAAACTTCGACGCTGCTTCTACATTCAACTCAAGATTTTTATTACCCGACTCATCTTTCAAATCAAAATCAATGATAATATGATTGAGTGGTACTTTGACCCAATGCAACTTGCTTGTTTTAATATCGGACAGAGTGGTTACGACATTATCCCATTTTTCAGATGGATTACCATTTCGTAAAGCCAGCTGCGCAGGATATTCCGCTGCTAGTTTATTAAACACCTCGTTATGATAATTGAAATCTAACCAGTCGTCTGGAATAACAGTATCATTTGCCTCAGTTGTACCTACAACACCTTCAGGAAATGCAACATTCCATCGGAAACCTTTGAAATAATTGTTGACACGCATACCATCAATATGACTGTCTTTCAACATCGTGTCAAAATATCTAAGAGCTTCTCTCTTGATGGTTGCTTTATATCCATCGGTCTTCCATCCCATGTCTTCCAGATACTCACGATATAACTCACTGATTTGTTTCAGTGTTATACCATGTTGCATATGAATTGCATTGGTACGCATGAAGTCAAAGATATGGTCCGTCTGTTCTGCCATGTCGACATCGAAATAATCGTCATAGTAATCAAAACCCAATTCTTCAAATCTTTGAATTGCCATGTTAGCAATATACGGAAGCTCATACTTGATTTGGGTCATGAGT